TTAGTCAGCGGTCTGCAAAACCGTGTACGGCGGTTCGAATCCGCCAGGAACCTCAAATATCACTTTAAAGCCCTTGAAAGTCAAGTACTTTCAGGGGCTTATTTTTTATGGGTTCCAATCGGGGTTCCAATTTTGGGGCATATGGTGACACTACATGACGTATCTATCGGGCATGAGAATATACTTATAACATACCTCTGATACTATCCTAAGTTGTTTAAGGTGTTTTGCGAAACAAGAAAGTTTATTGGTTCGAGTTCTCTTCTTGCGGCATAGTTGGAACTCTTGCGAAAGTTGATACCAAATCGGGTTCCAATATATCTATCTTATTATAATAAGGTAATCTTGTAATGCTCTTATATCAGCATATTAGTATAAGATTCCATCCCAGAGCCTAGCTCCACTCAAATTAACATTGAAAGTATGTGGGTAAAAGAAATAAAAGACCGCTTATTGCTTGCTTCTCTTTGATTAATCTGCTATTTTTATTGTCTGAAACTGTACTAAAGAATAAAGAGCATGATAATTCCCTATAAAAATCACACCCTATTTGCTTTTTCAGATACTCATGGAATGCATTCACGTTTAATAATTCCGTCAGAAGCTGACATTCTAATTTGTGCCGGAGATGGAATAAATGGTATTGAGAAACAAGAGCTATCCGACTTCTTTAATTGGTATGCTGCTCAACCTGCCTTACTACGCATATTTGTAGCTGGCAACCATGAACTTCTATTTGACTTATGTCCGGATGAAACGAGATTGCTAATTCCACGAGGCATTAGATTGTTGGAGAACTCTGGAATGAAATATGATGATATTTCATTCTATTCTCTTGCCGCTCGTCCATGGTTACATCAAGCAATCGAAATTCCAAATAAAGTAGATTTTTTAATAACTCATGGACCAGCTAAGGGAGTACTTGATGAAGAATCCGGCTGCACTCTGCTGCAAAAGGTAATCAGCAAGCATAAACCGCATAACCATGTATTCGGACACATACATCAATGTGGAGACCAGATGCAAACCTGTTCTAAGACTAATTTCTATAATGTTTCTTACTTTGACCTGTTGCAAGGATAATATCATACTGAGGTCATTTGGTAAATTACAACTGTATCAAATCTGTCTTACATAATAATGTGTAGGAGCATTACTAAGCTGCTGTCTTAGTAATACTCCTACTTTCCAAGGATTGAGGCTCTCCCATGGAAACCTTTGATTGTCCGTTACTAGTAAATCTCCCCTCTATACCTTTTATATATACCTCCTGCTTCCTCTTAAAACATTCCGAATATCCAATTTGGAATCTCCGTTGGTCTCCCGTTGTTATATTCTTCTCAAACCCCATTTTCGACAATGTATCTCATTATGCGTTTCAAGTCCTTTTCGGTCACTAACTGTAAGTTTGACCATTAGCGCACGGTTCGCACGGTTGCACTCTTATTGTATATTCGCTTTCCTAACAGTACTTAGAAATTAATTTCATCGTGCGAAAGTATGCAAAATATGCATTGTTTTCGGGTTTATCTGCTCTAAATTCATAGAATCTTTCCAATCTCATCTAGTTCTATCCATATTTTAGCGTGTAAAACAGTTGTTTATTTGGCTGAAAAATGTCTTTAGTCCTTGTTTTAAGAGCTATTTATGTTAATGTATATTAATGTGCTGTTTTCCTTTTTTTTTGTTGATATAAACGAAAAAAGAAGTGAACTGATGTTTTTTTCAAAGTTAATCATAGATGATTTAGAAGTAAAATATATCATTTTTAGAAGTGAATTACAAATTGTATTTCACTGTAATATATTGATAGTTAGTAAGTTGCTGTTTTGTATTTAAAATTATTCATTTACCTTTGCATCCGAAATCAATCACCAACCGCCCAACGAAAGAGGCAAGAGAGGGTGGAAAAGAGGAGGGGTTGATAATAGAGTTCTTTGCATGTTGGACAATAGAGATGAGTTAAAATAGTATTAACTAAACATATATTAATAATATGAATGGAAAAATTCAATTAATAGAAAATGACGAGTTGCAAAAGCAGCTTGAACCATTGTTTGAGTTGAGGGATGAGATTACTGCCTTGAAAGAGGACATTAATAAGAAGCCTTCAGCTAAGTACCTAACAATCCCACAAGTGTGCGAGTTACTTCATGTCAGTAGGAGTACCATTTATAGAATGGTGCGAAATGGTGACTTGAAAATGAAGAAAGCATACAAACGGGTATTGTTCTCAGAAAAAGATATTGAGAAATTTTTAATAACAATAAATCAATGAAAAGTATGGAAAATAAACCATTTCCCTACAAGGAAGTATTTCCTAAAGCTTTAGCTGCTCTGATTGAGCAGCTTGAAAGCTTCTACGGTTTCGCTGCCTCTTACAGTTCTGTCAGTTTTCTTGTAGCCTTTGGTGCTGTCGTGGGTAATACGACACTCGTGCGGTACTACAACAATTTTATAGAGAGTTGCGCCCTCTTCGTTGTGCTGATTGGAAAGCCATCCAAAGGAAAATCTGCCCCCATTAAATACGCATTAAAATTTTTATTGGAGTGCGATCTTGGGAAATATTCTACTTATAAGAATGAAGTGAAGGCTTACAAGGAAAATGAAGCGAGGCGAAAGAATGGTGAGGAGGTTGAACCTATGGAGTACCCGACCCTCAAGCAAAGAGTTCTTAACGATGCTACAATGGAGGCTATTTTGGCGTGCTTGTACGAGAATCCTCGTGGAATCCTGCTTTATCATGACGAATTGAAAGGACTATTCGGTACGATGAATAGATATAGGGCTGGAAGCGATACAGAGATACTTTTAAGTATGTGGAGTCACATGCCCATTAATGTGAATCGGAAAGGTTCCGACCCAATCAAAATCAATAATCCTTTTTGTTCAATAATCGGGGGTACACAACCGGATGTATTCAAACAAATGTTTACGGGAACCGATAACGGGCTACCTGATAGGTTTTTGTTCTGTGCTCAACTGGATAATAATATTCCAGAGTGGACGGACAAAGAAGTTGATTCAGTGTTAGAAGAAGCGGTGAAGTCAGCTTTTGAAAAATTAGATGCACTGCCAGAAATTAAGGGAGAAGATGATAACATCGTATCTAATATATTAGATTTTACCACCGAAGCACGGGCTCTGATTACCGAGTGGCGAAACGGGGAAAATCATCGCCTCCGTTTGATGGACGATACAAATGAATCCTATGTGGGATCACATGCGAAAATGGATATGAATGCTTTGCGATTTGCGTTGATTCTTGAAATGATGTACTACGCTTTTGGTGAAGGAGAGGGTAGGGCAATCAGTGTGAGGGCTGTCGAAGGTGCGATTAAAATCGTTGATTATTTTAAAAGTCAAGTTGAATTAATGCACGAACTAGTCTATAAAGAGGATGTACGGCACTTGATGACAAAAGAACAAAGTGCGGTATATGATGCTCTTCCTAATGGATCATTCAAAACAAGTGATGGCATCAAGATAGCTGCAAGTTTAGGCATGGGAGAATGGGTGCTCAAACGCTTCTTGAAAAATGACAAGTTCTTCAAGAAAGAGGGATATGGGATGAACAGGAAAATGTTTGTCGAAGATTAATAACCTGTGTATGCCTGTACAATAAACTTTGCGCAGGCATACAAAAAAAATAGAAAGTACAATGATAAATGAAATATTTAGGTGTTCACTGGAACCCAGTGGTGATGGACGTGAGTATAGTGTCTGTCCTAAATGTGGCAAAAAGCGATATACTCGTTTCGTTGACAATCAGACTGGACAGTATTTGCCTTATGAGTTTGGTCGTTGCGAGAGAATTAACAGCTGTGGCTATATGAAGAGCCCTAAAAATAATAATAATGAATCTAATAATTACAAAATGGCAAAAGATTTTGAACCAAAAGAAGTAGTTTCAGAAATTGCTTCTGAACGTATTGAAAACAAGTCTTTTATGCTTTCAAGTGTAAATGACTTTATGAATAGTGCATTGCTTTTTTTTCTTTATCTTGTTTGGGGAGAAAAAGCGGTGGAAGTGTTTAACCTGTACGAAGTAATGGTTGCAAAACATTATTATAAGGATGGTAAGTTTGGCACTGCATTTTTACAAATGGATAGAGAAGGTAAGATTCGTCAGGTTAAAGTTATGGCATACAATCCCAAAACAGGCAAACGGCTGAAAGGAAATGATGAATTTCTGATTTATAACAGAAGACCCCATCGTTACGAGAAGAATAAGCCAGAGACTCCGGCATCCATGTATATAGGTAAAATGCTTATGTATGATAAGGAGTTTATCAATAAACAATGTCTATTTGGCGTACATCTTTTAAACAAGTTTCCAGATAAGCCTGTGGCAATTGTTGAATCGGAGAAAACTGCATTGATTTGCGCAATACAAATGCCTGAATACGTTTGGTTGGCTACAGGTGGGCAATTTGGTTGTAAATGGACAAGCCCTGAAGTTTATAATGATCTCCGTGGTCGTGAAGTAATCTTATTTCCAGACCTGAAAGCAACGGAGGATTGGAAAATAAGGGCTGAAGATTTGGCTATGGATGGTATAAATATTTCTGTCTATGAAGGGTTGGAGGAACAAGCCACGGCAGAGGAACGGGATAGAGGTTTGGATATTGCAGATTATATCTTAATGGCTGAAAAGGAGGTAAAACCGGAAGCATTTGATATTAAAATAGAAAACCCTACTCCAGTTGTAAAAAAAGCGGAAATACCGGGTCTCGCCAATCTTTTTAAGGGATCAAATCAGCCTAAAAAACAAGAGCCTTTAGATGTGGATTCTGAATTTGCTAAACAGATACAATCTATATTGCCTACACAAGAAGAGGTAGAGGGGTTGAAAAATCCACAAAAAATAAAACCAAATTCACAAGAGGAACTAACAATTTCATGGAAAGAAGAAGATGATGATGTGACAGCCGACATTCGATAAGATATGCAGCAGAAACGGGCAATGCTCCATTAGAAGAAGGGGTGTTGTCTGTTCTGTGTATATGCTTCTACTTTAATTGCTCAAGCTATCAGTAAGAACCTATAAATAGACTTGCAATATGTGGTATCTGACAAGTCGTCATATTGTCGAAATTTGATTATTGACAAATCATTCTAAAGATGCAGTTTAAATTCATGATAAGCGGAACGATTCTTGAATAAAAGGTCTTGAAAATTAAAAATCAACACAAGTAGTTATGGCTATAAAAGAAATTTTTTATGGAAAAGATGCAATTCGTTTCTCAGTGAAGAACGGAACGCAAGACATGTCATTAATCAGAGTCAGAGTTAATATCAATGGCGACCGCCTAACCTATTACTTGCCAATAGATTATAAGATTTGCCCCAAACATTGGGATACTGCTTCGGGGTGTGCTGTTGAGGATGCAAAGCGTAATCCCGATTTGAAGGGTAATCCACTATTACAGTTGAAGATGCGCAACATCAATAAGGAGATTGAGAAAACCAGAAATGCTTTAATGAAAGTATTGGAGAACTTTAAATTCCGTGACATTTACGCAACAGTGGACTTAGTTAGGGAAGAATTGAAAAAGGAATTACAGCAAGAAACCAAAGTTAAGCGTACTTTCTCTGACTTCCCTAGTTTCATGGAATATTATATTTCACTCTGTAGAGATGGAGTAATCCTGAACAGTAAGGGAGCGAAGCTGGTACCGGGTACAATCCGAAACTATATCTCGACTCAAAGTGCTATCAAACGATATTGTACTAGCAGACGCATTAAGTTGAGATTGGACGGGATTACGGTAGATTTCTACAATGATTTCATCAAGTATCTTAATGAAGCTACCCATGCCCGTGGCAAGTATAAGCCCAATGTAATAGGTAAGTTTATCAAGAATATCAAAGTAATGACTCGCTACGCTTATGAAAACCATTACACCACCAATGATGATTTTAAGCGTAAGGAGTTCAAGGCATATAAGGAGAATGTAGAGACAATTTACTTGACCGAAGAAGAATTGAACCGACTCTATGCGTTGGTACTACCGGATAATCAGGCGCAAGTCAGGGATAATTTTTTGATTTCCTGTTACACCGGATTGCGCTATTCCGATATAGTTCGGTTAGAGCAGAAGCATTTGAACTTTGCTCAAAAGATGCTAACGATTGTCACCCAAAAGACCAATACTTTAGTGGTGATTCCCATGCATCCGAAAGTAGAAGCAATTTTTGCTAGGTACGGGAATAAACCTCCTAAGGTACAATGTAATCAAAGTACAAATAGGATGCTTAAAAAATTATGTCGTATGGCTGAAATTACTAACTTTGTATCTATAATTGAGACAACAGGTGGAGTACGGCAGGAAGTGACTTATGAGAAATGCGATATGGTAACAAGTCATACAGCCAGAAGAAGTTTTGCAACCAATGCTTATAGAGCAGGGATTCCTAGTTTATCCATAATGCAGATTACCGGACATACAACCGAATCCAGCTTCATGCGGTATATTAGAGTTTCAAAGGAAGAGAACGCAATCGCTCTTCAAGAACACGCATTCTTTAGAGCCATGTAAGAGAGTGTATAATGCGTACAATTCCGCACGGTTCGGATTGTCACAAGAGCTTGTCTGGAAAGAACTTGTAACAAAATCGTGCGATTGTGCGGACTGTGCGGACAATTAAAAAGAGATAGACAAAATATTATTCATTTAAATCTTAAACCAATGAGTAAAGATATTTATAATATCGAAGATAGAATTGCTATAGAAGAATTTATTTTTGTGGCAGAAACATCATCTATAATAATTAGTGAAATAGTACCAAAGAGATTCTCGTTGATTTTTGAAGAACTATTGACCTTAATAAATGATAGGTGGCAAGACCGAATTATTGAGTATTATCATTATAATAATAGAATTTTATATCTTGATAATGATAAAATAATAAATCGTCAAATAAAGATTAATCAGAATATATTTGACGATTTGTTAATTCAACGTTTCGAACTTGACGGGATTGAATATAAAGAAAGTGACGTATTTGAAGGTGATGAACTACAAGATGCTTTGTTTCGTGCCAGATATAAAGATTATATTGTGAATAAATATGGTTCCGAAAATATTGAGTATTCTATATTATATAAAGGAACTCTTTTAGCTCGTCATTTCATGGAGAAGAAAGTTGTAAAAGAACTACAATTGTCAGCAGAAAAATGTATTAGCAAATTGACACCTACTTGTGTGATGGAGTATGATGCTAGGCTTACAAATGTTATCTCGCAACTAGCATCTCTTCATGACATAATAATCAAACCGAATAATGGAATCCCGTCTGAAATAAAGTTCTGGCGAGAGCTTATCACGGAAGAGTCTGTGAAATTATTAAAGAAACTACAGACAGAAAGTGCAAAAGTGCATACCCAAAGAATGAGAGTTTTAATGCTGAATTCCTTAATTGAAGCTGCTGGTATTACTCCTGAAACACAGGGGAACAAAGAAAGATTTATCGCTGAAATTCTTGATATGGATATAGACACAGTGGGAACTTATTTTAATGATTTTGTAGTAAAAAATTTTGGACTAAAAAGTGCGAATTGTAAGAAACAGGTTGAAAAGGCTCAAATTACTTGCGATTTATTAAAAAGTAATAATAGCTATGCAACCAAAGGTGATCATATAGTAAATGCGCTTGTTAATCATCTGAGTTTGGCTGGTACACCCGACTATAGAGATAAAAAATGATGCACAATCCGCACGATTGCACGGTCGTGTTACCAGCCCTTGCCTAATAAGACTTAGAGAACACAGAGACCGTGCATCATTGTGAGGATTGTGCACGCTTGCTATTATACCTGCTGATAAGTAGCAACTATCATAACTAATAACTTATTCACTATGCCAACAAAGAACACCATAAGAAGAGACTATCTGATTATTCGTAGGATTCTCCAAAACGACTATCCTAGCAAGCGTACTTTGCTTGATTATCTGAAACGCTATGATACCGAGATAGGCGAAAGAACTTTCCAAAGAGACTTAGCCAATATACGGAGTAATTTCGATATTGAGATTATATACGATGAACAGAAAAATGGCTATTTTGCTCAAACAGACAATACGCTGGATTTCGACAAGTTGCTTTATTTTATCGGATTGGCTGAAAGTTCTGATATTGTCCTTTCCACTATCAAAGACAAAAACAAAATTCTTCAATATTTGTCGATTAGCCCCAATCCCCGTGCAAAAGGAATTGAAAACATAGGTTGCTTATTACAAGTAATCCAAAATCAAATGATTGTCCGCTTTGAACATAGAAATTATCAGAATGGCACATCAAAAGATTATACCGTTTCTCCTTATCTACTGAAAGAGTTTGAGGGAATGTGGTACCTGTTTGCCTTTGTCGATGAATTGAAAGCATTCCGCACTTTCGGACTAGATAGGATTCACAATCTTATTGTCACAGATGAACCATTCCAAAGAGAAAAAGTACTGGAACAAGTTGCAGAAAAGTTCAATCAAGTATATGGGCTGGTATATGAGCCGGACAACAACTCTAATACCCCAATAGAAGAAGTCAAGCTAAAAGTTTCCGAAACGATGCTCCATTATCTGAATGCTTTGCCATTGCACCACTCACAGACTATTAACGAGAACATCTTAACTTTGTGCCTCATTATCAATCCCGAATTAGAAAATAAGATTATCAGTTACGGAGAACATATAGAAGTCTTGTCTCCCATTCATCTAAGAGAGAGAATTAAGCAACGATTGTTAAAGGCATTGTCCCAATACGAAAGATTATGAAAAATATCCAACTAATACAGCGTTTTATAATTCACACCTGTACTGAATCAGAAGATATTATAGAAAGTTGATAACTTAAAAGGATAAGAAGATAACCATTACAGCAATGTAGTGGTTATTTTTTTTTGTTTAAATCGTAAAATATGAGAAAAAAAATTAGAGCACCGTCTTAAACTGTCGTATCCATAACCTTAGCTTTGCAGCGAAACAGGTTATTCAAGGTCAGAATTAATAGGAGGAAAGAAATCAGCAGGTGAACACTCAAAATCCTTTGCTATAAGGTACAGTTGATGTACACTATACTTAGTATCAGAGTTCTCGCTTTCAACTTGTCCGATAAAGCCAGCAGTACAGTCAAGTATCGCAGCCATACCACGCTGTGACACATTTAGCTCTTTCCGCTTTTCTTTAATCCTATTAATAACGAACAAATCAATATCTGACTTCATAAAACCTTGTTTTTGAATTTGTAAAGATGAAAAAAAGATTTATCTTTGCGCTTAGTAATGCTAAGTAGTTAAGTAAGGTTATGAACAAAAAAACAGATAGAAAAGGTTGGTTCTATGAATATGAATCGGCAGAGAAATATCGAAAAATTTATAATTGCGAACTTACAGATGTTCGCTACGTATTGGGGGAGCAATTCGATACAGATAAACAGAATGTATTGGTTTGCATTGGTATCAATCCTAGCATGGCACTGCCTAACTTCCTTGACCCGACATTGAGAAGGGTGCAGGACTATGCAAAAAGAAGCGGTGAATATGGAGCATGGTATATGCTGAATGTTTACCCTCAAAGAGCGACCAATCCGAACAACATGGATATAGATGATACTTACAGTATGGAGATTCATTTGCGCAATCTTGCAGCCATAGAAGAATTGTTGTCCACTATTGAACGGGCAGATGTGTGGTGCGCTTGGGGGGCGATTATTGACGATACGAAACGGACATACTTGTCTGATTTGCTATTCGGAAACGAAGATAAGAACATACAAGGTATAATCAGCCTATTTAGTGGAAATTATCATTTTAAAGCCTACGGAGCTACCACGAAAGGCTATCCTAAACACCCTCTTCTGATAGGGAAGGAAGCTAAGTTGAAAAGCTTAGATGCTATAGGATTGAAAGAATTATCAGATAGAATTACTAATAATATTAAAAAATAGCATTATGAAATTGAAGTATTTATTGGCTGCTTGTACAGCCTTTTTTCTTGTATCTTGCAGCAATGATGATGAACTGCCCCAACCGCCACAACACGGTGATATTGTGGGGTTGAATATCAAAGATGCAAAGTATATCTATACAAGTGGAACTAATACCCGTTCTTCTTCTACCCAATATCGGCAGATTAAGAAAGACGGTAGAGACATGGAATTATCGTGGATTGACAATAAGGGTGATACGATTAGAATAAGCGGTTCATTTTCAATATGGGATATTAATAAAAAGTATCTGATGATAAATACAGGTAAGCCCATAAATTATAAACCCTCATATAGTGAAGATGGAAATTTACTTCCAGACAACGTCGATGTCACTGTGCTTGGAGGGTGTTCTTATCTTATTGATAAAGCGACAGAAGCGATATATGATTTAGGTGCAGGACTAAATGGAGAGAATGCTGTAACAGACAATAAGGGAAATATCTATGTCATGGCTAACATGGAAAACAATATGGACGGAGGAAGACTTTATAAAATTCATACACAAGATATTTCTAATTTAAAGTTAGAATTGTATGCAGATAATTCCCTTTCTTTTGTAGTCAACAATAAGGGAACTTGTTTCTATGGTTACAGATATATCCGTCCGTCGTATGGCACACAACAGTTTATAATTTCTAGCTTTATACCCCAAACAGAATATGGAAACGCTTTTGTATCTCACGACAATGAGGATTTATACCTCACTGCTGTTAGTGGAGAATACAATTCTTACAAACTTGTAATTAGTAAGTTAAATGAGCAACAAGAACTCCAAAGTCAAATTATGGTAGAGACGGAACTTCTTGACTATTGGGGAATACCACAGCCGAATGATATACAAGTAAAATGGAACGAACGCAGGGCTACAATGCTGATAAATGTTTATGGTCGCACTTATGAATATATACTTGCAACAAGGACATTGACTGAGATTCCTGTTAATCTAAACGGATTCTTCAATACAGATTATTCCACTTATTTGACAGCAAATGCTTTATATGCACGAAAATCTGTGGATAAATTGGATATTATAGCATTGGAGAACTACAGTATCAAGGAATTGGACTTGTCAAGCAAAGGCATTGATTTTCGTTCCATTTATACAATGGAGGGTTCGGATTTGCTATATTTTGCAGGTTTTCAATATAGCACAAGCCAATCTGTTATCGGAACGATTGATATAGACGGTAATGTGGAAATTACGGAATCAACGCCTAATCCTATTACCAACATCGTACAGATAAATTGAGATTGCATACAACAAAAAAGAAATTAATATCAAGGAGAATATGAAATTTAGAATTTTATTTTTTATTTGCATTATAATATCATCAGTTGATATAGCTAGTGCGCAGAATCTTGTGACTAAAAAAACTTATTGGGATTGGGGGAATTCCCGTTTACATGAGACTTTTACTGTAATTGCGGGCACTGGAACAAGACATGGTTCCTATAAGGAGTATGACAAGAATGGAATGTTGATAATCTCTGCAAACTACAATCATGGAGCTTTACATGGATTATGTATCGAATATTTCGGAACACCCGAAAAATATATTTCTAAATCCACAAACTATCTAAATGGGAAAAAGAGCGGAGTGGAAAAGAATTATAATTTGGGAAGTAGTGGGCACTATCTTTTGGAAGAATGTATATATAAGGAAGATGAAATGATAGAGAAAACATCCTACTACACAGATGCCAAAAATAGAGGGCAAAAGAAAAGCCATGCAAAATTAGTAGGTGACAAACAATATAACACAAACTGGTTTCAAAACGGACAAACAGAATACAAAGGAATACTTCAAGTGACACCGGGAAACTATGGAAATATAACAACTCCAATTCAGTATACCAGATATAGCGAAACGGGCATATTAATTGAGAAACTAGATGATAATATCATTTCGTTTTATGCGGAAGATGGCAAAACTATCACACAAAAAGAGAACCTAAGCACAGATGTGATAGAATGTTATGATAATGGTGCTTTAACCAAATCTATAAAAGTTCTGAGAGAAGCAGGAAATGAATATTATGAGGTATCTTTATATAAAGATAACGAAGTATATTCTAAGAAGATAGTAGATCAAAATGGAAATGATGTGGAGCAATTAAGAAAAGAAAAGCTATTAGAACTTCAGTATGATTCCTTATATAACAAGCTGCAAGAAATTCTCCCTACAAAAGTTTCTATGAATATAAAAGAAATGGAGTTTGTTCGTCCTGACGTAGTATATTGTAGAAAAGGATTATATGAGAGTAGTGGAAAATCCTCGGCTTTAGAGACTGCGGTTAAAATGCATAAAAAAGAATTAGATGATGTTATTCGTCTACGCAATGAATATACGGAAAGAGGGATTAAAGAAAACGATGGGAAATATTATAAATCAATAAAATTGATAAGTGAATACATTGATAAAATCAGTCGAGACTTCATGCAGAAGTATGATACTTTATCTATGATGAAAAAAATAGTAGAACAGATTTCAGATGACTTACAATGCGTGGAATGTTCTTACACTTATTATAGAGGTCAACAAGGGTATAAAGATAATGCGCCCAAAATACACAAGAATGCTTACAATGCATATCTTGCAACAACTGAATACCTTACTTTAAGCTTGGAGGGTAAAAACTTGAGCGAGACGTTGGCTATACTCCAACAGTATGCAACTGTTAGTTCCAAAATGAGGAAATGGTATAGCAAGAAAATTACTCCTATTGAGAAATTATTAAAAAAAGCAGAGACTCCCGAAGCTCAATTGGATATTTTCTTGAATAATGATGTGGAATAAAAGTCATTTGTTTTTATGTAATGAAATATAAATCAATATATTACATACTAACCACGAATAAGAACCGCTATAATGTCAAGTTGTGGCGGTTTCTTTTTTTTCGAGAGTTACGTCGTAAAATGACGTATATGTCTTAGTTACTTTGCTCACACTAAGACTAAATAAGAAAAAGAATATGAAAAAATTGGGTATATTCAAATATGAGTATGTAGGTGAGAGAGCCATACAATCTGGATTTCCAGAATTGGATAAAGTAACATTCGGGTGGAAGAATGGAGAATTGATTGTAATTGGAGCACGTCCGGCAATGGGAAAGACAGCGTTTGGAATATCTATGATACGAAATATCGCTATTCTTAATAGAATTCCAGTAGCTTTCTTCAGTCTTGAAATGTCAAGTTTACAATTTATGAACAGATTCCTATCAAATGTGAGTAGTGTGGAATTAAACCGGGCTGAATTGTACAGCAAGCAAGAACATCGTTTTTTAGATGATGCAGAAAAAAATATTGAGGATGCTCCTGTCTTTCTGGATGATACTCCTTCGTTATCTGTACATGAGCTTCGTACGAGAGCCTCTCGTCTTGTACGGGAACATCAGATTAAGTTAATCATTGTGGATTATCTTCAATTAATGAATGCCAGTGGACTGATTTTTGATAGCCACAAAGACGAAATAGGTGTGATAACTCGTTCTCTTAAAGCACTTGCCAAAGAGTTGAATATCCCTATCATTGCTTTTTCGCAGTTAAATCGCTCTGTAGAAAACCGTGAAGGTATTGAGGGGAAACGTCCTCAATTAAGCGACCTCCGAGATTCAGGGAGTATTGAGCAAGATGCGGACATGATTTGTTTTATCCACCGTCCTGAATATTATAAAATATTCCAAGATGACAAGGGTAACGATTTACATGGTATGGCTGAAATTATTGTTGCCAAAAATCGTGATGGGAAAACGGGAGATGCTCGACTAAAATTCTTGGGTGCAATATCACGCTTTCAGAATATAGATGAAGAATCCAAGCTATAATCATTTCGCATGAAAGAGAGGCATTTTAAATTCAAGCTAATCAAAGGTGATGAAAGCATCATCCTAACGTTGAATTGCTCTGAGTTGTCAATTAATACAATTCACCAACTAACAGATAACCCCATAAAATTAGAGGCAGGCAAAGAATGTAAATTGTTATTTATTGGAAATATAGATTGTAGCTTAGAGCTTGAAGATATATATAACCTCGCAAGTTTTATACAGTCATTTGTGGGTAAAACTTTGGTGTGGGATATTATAAATGAATCTCCTAAATTAGATGAACCGAAAGATTTAAACGGGTATTTAATAGTTACATAGGGCTAAGAGGTTGTTAAAGTTGTGAATCCTCTTACTTTATGTAATATAACGTTTAAATTGTGTCTGACTTACACATTATCGCACAATTACAATATATTAAAAGTCTTGTAATGAAAGGTTTGGCGGCATGATCGTGCAATCGTGCCGATTGTGTACTTTACTATCTCGTTAAGTTATAGAATAAATCCTTATATTCTTGCTCTATGATTTTAAACTCAACAAACTTGAAGTTTGGAGTAGATAGAATCTCTCCTTTGTAGTTTGATAGTTCTTCAGAGGTATAGTGTAAAAACTCATGATAGAGCATTACATTGTCTACGCTGTCAATTTGCTCTCGTTCCTGTTCGTTAGGAAGTTCGCCAAGAAACATGCCGTATACCATATTTTGTAACTTAGATTCTGCTTGTAAATATACTTCTAAATGCTTTTTGAGTGGTCTTGTGATGTCTGATAGATATGCCTCACTCGCATCATGTAGCAACAAAGCTAACGCAACTTTGTTGCTATATCCACGGGCAATAGCTTCTTTGCAACAAGCGATACAATGTTGTGCGACTGAATAAAATTCGGGGAAATGTCCGTTTGCCCTTGTCATTAGCGATAAAGCGTGTGCTATATCATCAATACGAATATCCTCTTCCTTTGGGTTGAGAGGCGAGAATTTAACTCCTGAATAAGTGGTAATATGGTCTGACATAATCAATGTTGTATGAGTGTAATATTCTGTCTAACTAATATGCTGTTGATAATAAACAAGCCATTCATTTATCAATAGAAGAAGGGTATGGTTATTATCAGCAATATGTGTGCAAAGATACTATTTTAAGACTGAAACACCACAGTCAAGTTCCCCCGAATTACAGACTTGCAATAATAGAGTTGAGCATATTTTCGGCTTTCTGGTCATATTTTCGGCTAGACAAATGGTATTCAAGATCATCAAGCCCGTTTATTTTCTCAATTATAGATAGCAAGGTTCTTAAATCTTTGAAATCTATCTCTTTGCGTTGGCTATTGTTACAGTTGATATATCTATCAAATTTAGATGAAAACAAGTAAATCGGAGACATGACATTAATACCTCCTGCCGAATGAGTAAATTGCTTATTATTGTAGTCACAATCTATAAGTATATCGACATCTGCCTTAACATAGCTTGATTCTAAGGTAATCATGTAGTCGGAATCCTCTATTATATCAAACCTGAAACTATCCCTGATATACTCTATAAACTCATTTGTATTTTGTTGATTGTCAAATGAAGCCCAAAAGTCGAAATCATTGTTAGACCTACTTCTCCAAAATGGAACAGAATGATAGTTACATAGCAAGTCTATTGCGGTTCCACCTATCAGATACAATCCATAGTTTGAAGTTATTTTTGCAATATCAATATCGAATACTGTATATTGTTCAAAAATAGCTTTCTGCCTGTTCTCGTCTGATAGTCTAACCATTATCCGGCATTGTTCTCGTCTTTTTTCTTTTTGCCTCTTTTCTTCCGATTCAAGAGAAAATTTAAGTAGATGCTGGGCTTAAAGAATGCTACTTTTTTGGCTGGAATATCAATCGGTACAAATGTAGCCGGATTCATCCCTTTTCTCGCTGATTTCTGCTTGACTGAAAATGAGCCGAAGCCGATAATGATAACTCTTCCGTTCCGCTTCATTTCTTCGGTAATGGTTTCAATGACTGCATCCAGTGCCTTTCTTGACTCTGTTTTGTTTAATCCTGTTTTTGCTACTACTGCGTTAGTTAGTTCTTTCTTGTTCATACTGTTATTATATTAATGTGATTGATTCTCAAATAGTTGATTTTCAAGGGTTGTTCCGTCTGTAAAAATATGACGAAGCGTCATTAGCTATGACGAGGTGTCAAGTCATATTGGTAAAGGCGGATTTAAACGCTGACTTTCGTAAATGAAGCCTCTATTTCTTTCAATTTGAATAGATTACGCTTATTCATCTTATAGCAATTAATGATACCCAAATTGACGCACCGATACAAGGTTGAACGAGAAATATGTAAGTAACTGCATACTTCGTCATTTGTGAGATATGCCTCTCTTTCCATCTTGTTCTTGACTTTGACTTTAGGATTGACTAATTCTTCTCTAACTATCTCCCTAATAACTGTACTCAGTGATACAATGAATGAAGTCTGATCGCTGATAAAGGTAATTTCTTGTTTCATATTCTATTAATTTTGATGTTAAACAGAATTTGTATTTCAAGAATCGTTCCTTTGGTACTTGTAAAAGCCTGATGGTTGAAGTGATTTGTGAAAAGTGGGACTGGAATTTTATGACAAAGTTTCTATTCCTTTTGCTGTGGAGAATAACAGATAGAGAAAGACTATTAACTTTAGTATAATGATCTTGTTTCTACTATTGCATTAGTTAATTCTTAATTGCTCAAACTGTTACTGTATTAGTGTGATTGATTATCGGATGAATTTCAAGAGTAGTTGCGTTTATGGAGATATGACGAAGCGTTATAAGTCGATTGCAGAGACTATGACTCTTGTGTGTTGATTGCGATGATGCATCAGGATAAACTAGTATGTCTTTAGTCTAATATGTTAAAATATAGTTAAACAGGATAGACTAATATGAAAATTTAATAGTAGATGTTTGGATTTTCACTATTATTGTTCTGAAAATCTAAATTTATATTTTATATTTGCAATAGTTTAATAAAAGAAGAAATGACTTTATTAGGAGAATATTTATTCGGGAAATCTGTTAATAAGGCTGATATATCTCGCAAAACGGGTATCAGTAAATCTCGGTTGAGTGAGTTAAGTAGAAAAGAATCAGCGAAATTAAAAGCTGATGAGATCTATTTGATAGCGTTAGCTATTGATGTGCCTCCAGAAGAAATCCTTTATAAAGTATGTGGTCATCTCAAATTATGTAAAGTGAAATGAAAAAAAAACTTTCTTACATTGATATATTTGCTGGATGTGGAGGGCTCTCTTTGGGACTTCACAATGCAGGATGGCAAGGATTATTCGCTATAGAAAAAAGTCCTGATGCATTTAAGACGTTAGAATATAATTTAATAAAGAAAGTAAATCATTTTTCTTGGCCAAATTGGCTTCCTCAAACTCATCATGATATAAATATTGTCCTTAAACAATACAAACAGGAATTGTTAAAACTTCAAAGGAAAGTTGATCTTGTCGCAGGAGGACCACCTTGTCAGGGGTTCTCTATGGCTGGTAGAAGAAAGGAAAATGATATACGTAATAACTTGATAAAATCTTATATTCGCTTTATTAAAACAATTCAGCCAAAAATAATTTTCTTTGAGAATGTAAAAGGATTTACTTTAGAATTTAAAAAGAACAAAGATAAGGGAAAAGAATACTCTTCATATGTTGAGCGTGCTCTAAATAGAGCTGGCTATCATGTTAAAGGTGAATTAGTCAATTTTGGCGATTATGGAATACCTCAGAAAAGAACTCGTTTCATATTAGTTGGAATAAGAAAGGATATTCCCAATAGCTCAAAAGATGTTGTTAATCAATTCTTTTCTTTAATCAGAGAGAATAGATATTCTTTTTTATCAAGTAAAAATTTGAGTATAGAAACGACTTTAGGAGATGCCATATCTGATTTATTAAGAGGAAATGGTGAAATAGAATCTCCTGATAGCAAGTCGTTTAAAGCCGGAATTTATTCTGGTATTAGAACATCGTATCAACAATTAATGCGTGTGGGAATAGATCAAGATATTCCAGACAGCCATCGTTTTCCTCGTCATAGGCCTGATATCGTTGATAAATTTCGTGTTATTTTGAATACTTGTAGAAAAAATAAGGATATTGATTTGCGTACCAGAGAGCATTTTAATATTAAAAAGCACACCATAATCCCGTTGGATGCAAAAGCAAAAAGCCCTACAATAACAACTCTTCCTGATGATTATATACATTATTCGGAACCTCGGATTTTGACAGTAAGAGAATATGCCAGAATTCAATCATTTCCTGACTGGTATGCTTTTCAAGGGAAATATACAACTGGAGGAAAGCAAAGAACTAAGGAAGTACCTCGTTATACTCAAATTGGAAATGCTATTCCTCCTCTGTTTGGAGAACAAGTTGGACTGATTTTAAAAAAACTTATAAATGGATAATGGCATATTAACTTTTGATATAAAGACAGGAATGAAAAATATCATCGGTAGGGATTTAATAACCGATGATTTTATTGCAATATATGAGCTTGTTAAGAACTCATATGATGCTTATGCGAGCTATGTCCAAATAACTTTTGATGATGATGAAATCGTTATAGCAGATAATGGAAAAGGGATGTCAAAATCTGATCTTGTAGAAAAATGGTTTGCTGTAGCATATTCTGCAAAAAAAGATGGTACGGAAGATGACGAAGCTAGACGTGAATCTAAACATCTTAATAATCTAAAATCAAGAAGATTTTATGCAGGTGCCAAAGGAGTTGGTCGTTTCTCATGTGATAGATTGGGAGATGAATTAACCCTAAAAACTTCAAAATATGATGGGACACAAGCATATTCTCTTGAGATAAACTGGTCTGATTTTGAAAAGGATGCAAAACAAAGCTTTAATTCAGTAGAAATCCCTTATACAGAAATACATCAGAATTGTATGTTTCCCCAAGGTAAAAATCATGGAACTATTCTTAAGATTAGACGTTTGAATTCCAAATGGACAGAGAACAGGTTAATTGATTTAAAACGCTCTCTTGAAAAATTGATTAACCCATTTAGTAATGATATTGCTTTTCAAATAGAAATCTTAGCTCCTTCTTTTGTCAATTCTGATAATGAAAAAATACGATTAGGTGAAAAGTCAAAAGTAATAAATGGGCTTATTTCAAATGGTATTTTAAAAGTTCTCGATTTGAAGACCACCCAAATAAGCGTAATTATTGAAGATCGATTAATTTCAACAAAAATAATTGATAGAGGTAACTTAATCTATCATATAGAGGAACCCAATATTGATAAAGATATTATTGATGATTTAAATATCAATTTATATTTTCTTAATAGAAGTGCGAAAATTAATTTTGGAAAATTGATGGATATTGAACCTGTCAATTATGGAAATGTTTTTTTATTTAAAAATGGCTTTAGGGTACAGCCGTATGGCGATGTTGGGGATGATAGTTGGAAAATTGACAATAGAAAGCAGCAAGGATATAATCGTTTTTTGGGAACAAGAGATTTGTTTGGAAAAGTTGAACTTATAACAGAAAATTACCAAGAATTTAAAGAAGTTTCTAGTCGAGACGGAGGTTTGGTTGAAACTTTAGGTAAAATTAAGTTATTTTCTCTCTTTTATGAAAAGGCTTTAAAACGGTTGGAAAGATATGTGGTTGGAGTATTATGGGGAGAAGGATTCATACGACGTAATTATTTTTTTGATACTAATATCGCTCAAAAATATAGAAATGAGCTTGATGAAGATAAAGACAAAGATTCATATGAGGATATTGTTAAAAATATTGGTAGTAAAATAGATTTCGTTAATCTTATCAAAACATTGTCTGATGATGACGGTGTGAAAATTATATATTGCAATAAGGATCTTCTTAATTTGGTGAATGAAAAACTTGATGTAGTTCAGCCTAAATTTTTTGCAGAACTTGAGAAAATTGCAGAGAAAACTAGTGATAATGATTTGCTTAATCAAATAAAATTAACAGAAGATAACTTTGATAGGATAGTAAAAGAGAAAGAGGATGCCTTGTTGAGAGAGGAAGAGGAGAGGAAGAGGAGAATAGAGGCGGAGAAAAAAGCAGAAGAAGAACAATTAAGGAGGATTGCTGCTGAAAAGAAACAAAAAGAAGAAGAAGAAAGAAGAAGAATTGCAGAACTAGAAGCGGAAAGAAAAGAGAAGGAGAAAATATTAGCCGAATTGGCTCAATTGAAAGCTGAGAAAAAGGCAAAAGAAGAAGAAGAGAAAAACAAAGATCTTTCTGACAAATTAAGTATTGAATCGAAGAAAAATCAATATTTGAATGCAACTCGAAAAACATTGAGTGATGATGCAGAGCAATTAGTACACTCTATTGATTTGTACGTTGGAAATGCATCAACATATGTAAATGCATTATTAGCCTCTAATACTTTAGATAGAGAGACGAAAGATAAAGTGTATTCTATAAAGAATAATATTGATAGAGCATTGAAGGTGTCTCAAATAATTATCAAATCAAATTTTGATTATAAGCATATTAATCAAAGAGTTAATATTCCTATTTATATGAAAGAATATTTGGAGGATATAGCGTTATCTCGAAAAGATCTTGATATTAAGATTGGCGAGGTAATTAATAAATATGCATTGATTAATCCTATAGATCTTGATATTATCTTGGATAATCTTATATCTAATTCTGTAAAAGCAAAAGCAAAAAAAGTTCTTGTTGAGTTTGGGCTTGTGGATAATAAATTGGAAATTTGTTACTATGATGATGGTATTGGAATGCCCGAAAAGCTAGTCAACAATCCTGATGCTATTTTTGAATTAGGAGTACGTGAGTCGAGTGAGAAAGGCTCTGGAATAGGTATGTATGATGTGAAAAAGAGAATAAACAACATAAAAGGCACTATAAGTTTTATAGGAAATAAGATGAAACTTACGGGTGCTGGTTTTAAAATTCAAATTTAGTAATGAGTTCAAATCAGCCGTTATCTTTAAATTATCTGGTATTTGATGATGATAATGATGCAGAAAGTCAATATCGTTCAAATATTACAGTTCCATCGTATAACTGTAATTTAATTTTTATTAATCCTACAGAGTTTTACGATGCTGAGTCAAATCTTTTTAATGGGGACCAGTTTATTTCTGAAATTCAAAAAAAGACTCAAGGTATAAATATTAATCTTGTTATTTCAGACTGGAATATTCTTCCTGCTAATGAAGATGGGTTTCAAGGGATAGTGGGGTGGGATATTATTGAATATGTGATTAAAGCAAAAAACAAACTTAAAACTCGATCTTTTTTGATTTACTCAGCTGATTTAAATAAGGCATCTCAGTACATTATTGATAAAATAAAAAAAGATATTGAGAAAAATGATCTCATAACATCTTTGAATTTTATTAGTAGCATATTAGAGATAAGACTAAAATTCTGTAAAAGAGATGAACAAAGATTTTCAGAAGTGGTAACTTTGTTGAAATTATCTAATACTATTTCAAATATAGTGCTAGATTCAGTTTTGAACTTTGATAAAAACACTATTGTAAAAACAGGAAATAAACATTTTGATGGAAAGAAAATTTTTGAATTGGTAAACGAACATCCAGATGTTCAAGGACTTAAATTTATTAGAGAATTTATAGAATTATCCATTGCTAATTACAGTGAGTTGAATGCATAAATATAGGGAAATATTAATATTACATCCAATAGATAATTCCACTAAATTTCTGGAACCGTTTAAAGATAGTTTCGGGGTAAATTATTATGGTTTTAATTCTGATACAATTTATGATGTAAAAGCTAAATTAGGGGATTTGGAACCTAAAAGTTTGATAGTCTTCATTGGTCATGGTAGTAGTAGCGGATTGTATGAACCAGATGAACGGCATATTTATGAAAAGTATTTTTTGGATGAGATGTGGGCAAATCATTATTTTGAAGATCATGATGTTATATTGTTATGTTGTAGATCAAATGAATTTATGAGAAAAATTAATAAAGCGTCATGCTTGATTGGATTTGGAAATATAATTAGTTCTAAACGGGAGCTTGATGTGCATAATGAAAATACTGAGATCAAGAAAAATCTATCGGAAGAAGAAATAGGTCTTTTTAATTCTTATTTCGTCAATTCGATAATTAAAACCATAAAGCTTCTTGAAGACGGAAAAATAGCATTTAAAGACGTGCGCAAATATATTTCTTTTTTTATTAATAAATGTATCGTGAATGTTTTAAAAGATAAGACCAATTGCAACAGAGTAGAATTAGCTCGGTTATTATTTGAATTTAGAGACGAAATAAAATATCAAAATAATGTCGAACTATTTGGTATTTAAATGTGAATTTGTGGGTCTCAATCTGGGTCTCAATTTCTCAACACAATGTAATACAATGTGCAACAATAACAACCAATCATCGTTTTTCTCAAATGAATTAGGTGCGTCATATTGTGTCGTAATGTCAAGTGTAGTAGGGAATTTAGCGACCGCCAGGAACCTCGAAGTGGCCAAAATGCCGGATACAGCAATGTGTCCGGCATTTGCTATTTATTGATATTCAGTTAATTAGCTACCTCTTCATTTGTGTGACAAGCTGTGCAGGTGTAGACCGGTGGTCTATTTTAGCCTGCAAAAGGAACCATTGTAGACCATGGTAACCATTAAAATATATTTAAGAACGTATGGGAGCGACTCGGAAAATGGAGTCGTGTGGTTATCCTTTTATGTTAACCGTGAAAAAGTTAATTTTTCCACGAAGGTTTCAGTTAGTGTAAAAGACTGGAACGATAAGAAAATGTGCGTTGGAATAGGGGATAAGTTAGCTAAAGATAAGAATCTTATAATAGAAACTATTCTAGCAAGGGTAAACAACGTCCTGGTAAAGTATCGGCTTCGTGACAAGGTACTTACTAGAGAGGCTTTTCTCAAGGCATATCATCGCCCGACTGATTATAACACTTTCTTTGAGTTTATATCGGACTATCAAAAGAAAGAATCTCTCAGACTTGAAGATTCTACATACAAGACGAACCTGTCGGTAATCAAGAAACTGAAGGAGTATAGCCCTAATCTTTATTTTGATGATATAACAAGGGAGTGGCTTGACGAGTATTTCTTTCATTTAATGCATAAGCTGGAGAATAACCAAAATACAGCTAACAAGAATATGGCCACAATCAAGAAATATGTCTTGGCTGCTTTCAACGCAGGCTACATGGATGAAAATCCTTTCAAAAAATGGTCAATCAAGAAGGGGCTTCCTTCAGGAGAGTACTTATATGAATATGAACTGCAGAAGTTGATGGAACTGTATACTTCCGGAGAGCTGGAATATAGATATCACAAAACTCTTGAGTTATTTTTATTCTTATGCTTCAGCTCATTGCATATAGGGGATGCAAAAGGGTTGGCTTTAGAACAGTTCTCAGAGACAACTTTCACTTATTTTCGCATGAAACTGAAGAAGAGGAAGCCAATGCCAATCCAGGTACCAATCTCAGATCCGCTTCGGCAGTTATTAAGGAATATAGTTGGTACCAGGAAGAAGGGACCTGTTTTTGAGAAACTATGTGCTGATCAGACGATGAACAAGTATTTGAAAGAGATAGCTGCTATTGCCGGGATAGAAAAGCATATAACACATAAAGTCGGCAGGCATACCTTTGCAACCATCTTTTTGCGTAAGACAAAGGATATCGCTTCTCTGAAGGAGATCCTTGGGCATTCGGATCTGAAGGAGACATTAGTATATGCTCATGTGTTGAATGAGAGTAAACAAGAAGGAGTACAGTGTTTCAACAGTTTTGCCTTTTAAATTGTACTTTCGTACGGAATGGAGTTATTTCATTGATCTCTAGATAATAGCAGGCGCACTATTTTTGTACAATTTGGTACGAAAATAGTGCGTCTGCACGATTTATGGGCGAATCAATACTGTCGGACAATATCCAAATTCCTGAGCTGCATCAAAACAGGGACACATTTTGATCCATTCGCTCGACTCTACAATCCCGTTATCATTCAGATCCGGAGATGTGTCTCGATGGCCGAGAACTTCAACAATGGGATATTCCTGTTTGAGTCTCATTACGAGATCACGCATGGATTGTTTTTGAGCATCGGTACGAGTATCGGCTGCTTGCCCACTCATATCAAGACCTCCGATATAACAAATTCCAATGCTGTGTTTATTGTATGATAAACCGGATGATCCTTTTGTGTTGCAGTGTGCTCCCTCGATTTGGAGAGATCTACCTTCTTCAATGGTACCGTCTAAATCTACCACAAAATGATATCCGATTTGGCTGAATCCACGTGCACGATGCATACGATCGATGTCTTTTGCTTTAAAATCTTGCCCGGCTCTAGTAGCAGAACAATGAATAATAATTGAGTCGATGTTGTTCATTTGATTTTTTCTTTTAATTATTAATATTACCTTTGCACCAATTCTGTAAGGGAATATTTCCCTTAATGTTTGTTTTGTTTGTGTTTGTCAGCCGCTAACTCGTGATGAGCAGGCGGTTTTTCTTTTTAACAGAAGTGCATCCAAGCAGATGCTTTGCGATCCATGATTCATAAAATACCTTTTTCATAAGTTCTGTTTTTAGTGATTAATAATGTATTATTTATGTCCTGGTACTTTCTCCCAGGCTGTCAGTAATAACATACCATACGCATCCATCGTAGCGACTAACTCCGATAAACTGTATTACTCCTCCTTTACCTGTTTCTATTTTTGTTACTAATTTTAGTCCGTAAACATCGACATTTAAAGGGTGATACATCCTTCCTATAATCTCGACGATAGGGGCTATTCTTGTTTTTACAGGATTATCATAGACGGTAAGGACCGTACCAATATACTTTTCATCAGTAGGTAAATTGAGAGTTAGACGAGTAGCTGTATCTTCCCCTTTTGCTTCGAGATTGAAATAGTCAGATACGGTATATTCTCCGGTAGCAGCATTTGGGATAGCTCCTTCTTTAAAAGTTTTAAATGGTATTTTCAAGAATCCGGAGAATGTTCCGCTTGTGGCATTAATTTCACCGTTTACTGTAACTTTTGCTTTCCCATTCTCTACCGATACAATGAATTTGTTGTCTATGTTTATACCGGTGGTCATAATGGCTTCAACTAAAAGTTGGCCGCTAATCTGGACTCGTTCTCCTTCGATCTTGATTCCTGATTCATCGGCATTGATAGCAGCAAGTATCGTGTTGGGATTACCGTCCTTGTCGGTACCCATAACCTCAACCTTCCACTCTTTTGCGTTTTGGGTGACCTGGGTACCGATTTCTTTAATGATATCTCCCTCGGCATCAGCAACGGCTTCCTCGAACTTGGTAGTCAACCTTTCAGCAGTCAAGTTAAGCTCAGATTTGCAGCTTTCTGTTGTCACGTCAATCTCACCTTTTGCTGATATCGTTTTCTTCTGAACATTCTCTTCGAAGGTTGCGGTCAAGTTCTTAGCGGTGAGTTCTACTTCTGATTTAGCGGCATTCTTAGATGTCGTGATAGCTCCGTCGGCTTCCTTTACCTTTTCCTCTGCATTCTTATTGAAAGTAGCTGTTAGTTCTTCCGCTGAAGCCTGAATGTCTGATTCAGCAGATTCTTTTTTATCAGTGATCGCTCCGGTCGCTTCTTCTGTTTTTTCTTCTACTGTTTTCTTGAATTGAAGATCAAGCTGTTCGGCAGTCATTTTTAGGGATGATTCTGCGGATTTCTTCGCTTCGGATATCGCTCCGGTTGCCTCTTCTGTTTTAGTATTTACGAGATTAGTGAATGCAAGTACAAAGTCCCTTGCAGTGAGCTGAAGTGTACCGGTTGCTTCTTCTGTTGCTGTAGTGATAGCACCCAGAGCATTCGTCGTTTCAGTCTCGACTTTATGGGTAAAGTCAGCAGACAACTTTTCGTAATTGACATTAAATTCAGAAGAAAGTTCTTCGATTTTGGTCACATGTTCACCTGCGGTGGTAGCTGATCCGGCAGCAGAGCTAGCAGAATCAGAAGCTTCCTTCGCGTACTTGATGACTTCTTGCCATTTGCCGGTGATCCCATCCTCCCTGATTTCGAAGTCGCCGCGTATCTGAATCTCACGACCGTTCAACTCGTCTTCGATTGTCTTGTCATTGTGCAGGATGAATGTACCACGAATGATCACTCCATCGGCGATCAAACCAAACCATCTCTTAACGCTTCCTACAGCTTCCTTTGCCCAGGCAGGAATCAGACCGATATCTGCATGGCCAAGCGTACATCTTACATGTTCCGGATCGGAATAAGCCGCCCAGCTGTCGATACCGTCATAAAAATACTGGCAGTTTGTCCTTGATGAAATACGGATGAATGATTGACGTTCTGCATCAACTATGTTTCCTACTCTTGCAATGATCATGTGCTGGTAAGGGATACTGTCACCTTCAGCTTCAAGGAGAATAGACTGATCGCTGCCCGGATCAGAGATGGCGGTAAACTGTTGAACGGAGTAAATTGTGCCGGTGTTGCCGGGATTATGATAATACCCTATCAACAGGTCACTGTCGGCAAGCGGGTTATTGTCCGCTTCTCTCAAATCCGGATAGACAGTGAATGTCCCGTCTCCGTTATCGAAGTAAGATGCGATCTTGATACTGCTTGTGACTATTTCTTCATCCTCTGTTACCCGGATGCGGTTGTATACAAATTCATTTGTGATAAACTTCTCACGTACAAAGACAGATTTAAACTCAGCATTGCCGAGCTTGTCAATCAACCAGCCTGATACGCCTGATACGAATGTACTTACCCATTCATCTACTTCTTCACCGGCAGCGTTCAGTATCTTCTTACCTGTTGCTTTAGCGGAGGAGATAAATCCCCAAATACCGGTATTGATTAGTCCTGCCATTATTCTATTCCTCCCATTATTCGTATAAGCATTGCCACCTGCTTTTCTAGTTTATGGTAGTCAGCTACGGTGATTCTCTTTTTTTGTTCGACATCAGTTTTTGGTTCATCCTCTATGGTTTCTGTTTCTTCAATATCAGTTACCTCATCCTCTAGCGGTGTATCTTCGTCGATAAGAACGGTCTCTTGGTCAGCAGGATCATCTATCTCTTCATAGTGTTCAGGGAGTTCCAAAAGCGGTTCTTCTAGTTTCTCACCTGACAAGTAGTAGGTGTATCCGAGATAGATTTCATTCCCGAACAGCTGGCTGTCGGAAATTCTGCGGAATACTTTGCCTTCTTCCGCAGTGATATGGTTATTATTTAATTCGTCTATTTTCATATTATACCTCTTCATTAGGGAAATCGATTGCAAATTGACTCATAGGCTTGATGCTGTCGGCTAATTCAGTCCAATTAGTTGCTGTTTTATATGCTTCTACAGAATCATTGGGAACGTATATTTGGAACCTTACAGAGATATAAGACGAAGCGAATGTTCTTGCGCCAATAATTGGGGGAGTCTCTACTGTCGAAATGAAATATTTCATTTGACGACAATAGGCAAATGAATAATTTCCTAAATTCGGAACTGTAGCTGGAAGTATCACATGTTTCAATTCATCACAGGTGTAACAGAAATGCTCCATCTTTGTTACAGGGCAATTATCAAGCAAACCGGCAGGTAAAACCTTTATTTTTGAATATTGAAAACATCCTCTAAAGTCAAACGCTTTCTTATTATTAATAAATAGATTTGCTGGGACCGATTCCAATAAAGAACGTGAGAAACAACCTTCTGGATTACTCCAACTATCGGCTCCTCCAAAATAATATGCATTCGTACAATAGTAGAATAATCGTTCGGGAACGGAAGTGATTTTTGTATTAGCGAAACATAAGTTGAAATCAGAGGCGCCTACATTGTATCTAAATAAATCATCAGGAATTGAAGATATTAATGTTCCCTCAAAAGCTGATTTGAATGTGCTGGCATTCGTGCAATGGTCAAATAAGCCTACAGGAATTGATGAGATTAGGGTATTCCTAAATATACCTGAAAGACTTGTCGCAGCTACGCAATTGTCAAGCAACCCTTGCGGAATAGATGTTAAACTTGTATTATTGAAACAATAGGAAAAAGACTGTCTCTCTGTATCGTTTTTCAACACAAGTCCTACATACTTCAACATTGAGAAACCTGAGAAATTCAAGTTATTTACATTACTATTTCCGAGATCCCAATATGCAACAAGAGATAAACTTCTTTTTGTAATCGCATAGGTCACATCACTACAGTTTTTGATTTCTACCTGATGGAAATCTGAGTTATCATACGTGTGATCATAAGTCAGCTTCCCTGGCCCGACTGCATGATCTTCTGTTCCGTCTCCCCATGATATGATATAATCAGTGGCGTCTGAGGTGACATAGAGAGAAATGTTCTCTCCAGTAACAAGCATCTGAATATTTCCATTCTCTATCGGTTTGAAAGATTCAATATCAAGCCTCATGGCAGCGTTGACTGTAATGGCGGTTAAACTAACAGTAACGTTATCTGTTACGCTGAAATATCCATTTTTAGATACGGTGTATTCATGAGTTTTTTTGCTACCTATTACCAATGTCGTTTCTCCGGAGGCATCAGTAATCCCTGTTTTCCCATCACATTGAATAGTAGCTCCGGATAGAAGTACAGTGCCGTCTTTTACTATGAACTTTACTTCGACCGTGTTTGGTTCTACATATACAGTTAAGGATGTTGCAGACGTCCCAACAGTTATATTACCTGTCTTTTCATAATATGTGTCATGGGTAACAGAATATTCATAGGTTCCTTTTCCCAATGATAAAGTGCATTCACCGTACTGGTTAGTCGTTCCTGTCACTCCATTACATTTTACGGTAGCACCTTCAATGAGCGATGAATTGTATTCTACGATAAACTTAACATCCACGACGCCATATACATACACAGTGTTTGTTGTATCAGATGTTATGGAACCATATGAGAAGGAGTTGCTTGCATATCCGTATGCAGACACGGTTCCGGATATAGCCGCACCTCCACGAGGTAAAGTAATATATCCGTCTGCATCAGAAATGTATGATTGGTCCCCAATTGTGACAGTAGCACCTTGAACATATACCGATTGGTTATAAACTCCTACCCGAATCTTTCTCAGTGGAATATATGTCACAGTATAACTCTGAGAACGTGTACCGGCTACAAGATATGAACCCTTAAAATCTTCGTGATTTTCACATTTGAACGTAAAATCAATCGTTATGTTGTCTTCAGAAGTTACCTTGTAGGTATATTCGTTTACTTTCTCAACTTCGTAGGCGCATTCGAAGACTGAATTTTTAATTGTATAATTCCGAGAAGAACTGAAGGTGAAAGTCGTCACAGGAGCAGGTTTCAATTGACCGTATGTGATAGCTAATTCGGGAAATGCCGCCTTCAGTTTGTTGATTTGTGCATCAGTAGCTACAGAGACATAACATTTACCGGTGATGACCGCTTTGTCTACATTGTTGCCGTTTTCGTCCAGTCCCTTCAAATTGATTAGTTTTATGATAGGATCAAGGGTAGATAATGTCCAGTCTACACCGATCAAGCGTACACGTTCTAACTTCATAGAATCAAGCGCAAAGCATCTGTCAATTATGGATAAGACATTAGCTTTGTTGGTGTTCTCCCATCTGATTGTCGAAAGATTCTGCACTCCTGCGAGTACCAATCCCGCATCAGTCAGTTCCGTTTGATTTCGGACCGTTAAATTTGTAATGGTGTCCGGCAGGTGAAGCAACGTCAAGTTACCGCCTTCGGGTAATACTACAGCGGATGTTCCGGTTCCTTCCGCCCATATCTCGCGGATGTTGGTACATAATGCAAGGTCTATTGCCTGCTTCAGGTTCGGGCAGTTGCGGGTATCCAGCTTTCGGAGCAGGTTGTTTGCACCAACTGAGAGCACTTCCATATTCGTGTTTCGATAGCCTTCCGCTCCGGACCCGATAATCAGCTCCACCAGTTTGGTCATCTTCGATACGTCGACCGAACCGGGATACAAAGAGGATAGATCCCCCAGGCTGCTGATCTGACCGGCACCAAAAATGATCGTTTCAGTATCGTTGAACTGGATGGCGGGAGCTTTAATATGTACCGGTACATTTTTCTGTGAACGAGTGCCGACTGTATATGATCCGTACTGGACGTTGACATACTGCCCGGCATACGACGTGATGGTCATATCCGCATTAGGTTCTACTCCTTCCCACTCTGAAGGGGTGTACAGACGCAGAGTTGCGAAGTCATTCTTATAGTCTCCGGCAATGTATTTAGAGTCCATGTATTTGAATCGGTTGTACAGCCACCAGCGACGGTGCATCTTGCGGCTTCCCTGGGCAGCATACAGGTATGATCCGTTCCCTTCATCCAATAATGGGCGAACATACTTGTACCAGCTGTCTTCATTGTAGACCGCTTCACACCAGGCATCTCCCTGTTCGGTGTCGAAGAAGCGGATACATTCTTCATAAGTGAGCAGCTTCTTTGACCGCATTTCAGCATACATGGCTGCGATCTCTTTGGAATATGCCTGCTCGATGTTGTTCCAGAGAGTTGACTCTGCACCGTTCCAGACGTCCTTGTTGCCGATCTGATCGTGGTACTCAACCGTATAGTCAAATGCTGCTACGCCTTCATTATTCAGTCCGCACACTGTATCATTATCATAGAAGATGCAGATCCAGCGTATTCCGTCGAAAGTAGTCAGGAACATATTCTTGGCACGCTGGTCGACCATCGCAAAGAGTTCTGTTATCGTGTAGTACGATAACATGAAATTCATGTCCAGGTACTGATCAGCTTCGGCCCGGAACTTCGTCGGGTTATCCTTTACGGAGACAAGCCAGTCGGTCAGACGCTTTAGATTCGTGTAGTCTTCGTTTCCGTCCGGATAACGAGCTTCGAAGTCTTTCAGCCATTCTATATTACCTTCCGAGTCGACGGTGATATAGTCCGAACGTTTGAAGAGTACACGATCGGAGGTATTGTTCAGGATCTCCCAACTTTCACAGCCGGCCTTGAATCCGAATGTTTCATCCGTTGACTTGTCGTTATTGAAGTTGTATTTGCCCAGTGATGTTCTCTCAGCATCTTCTGATGTTTGATGCCACATCACCGACGGGCGGCCGTTGACTGTCGTCCGGACGCGGGGATCAGCCTTCTGTGCTTCAGTAAGGAACCCCATGCCACGAAGGATATAGTCGATCAAACGGGCCATACCGGTATTGTGTACACCGCTAGATTCGGCGAAGTCCGCTTTGAAGCAGAATACGTTTACAGGTATTTCCTCTTCGAAGATGGCAACTTTATCGGCATGTTCACCGGTAGCGGTCATGGTGAATCCCTGCTTGCATTTTGTCTTGAAGTTCTTTCGAGGATACCATTGAGAGGATGTTCCCTGTACGTCGATCTCTACTCCGGTTGCTACCCAGCTGCGTTCAGGATGTTCCCTGTCCTCATAAACAAGGGTGACAGTCTTCTTGTCTCCTTTGAAAGTCGGAAGCTCACCGACGATGGTGAATGAGATATTCTGATTCGCCAGCTTCTCATAGCTGAGATTCCCATAGTCGTCATAAATGTTGTTCCGGGCATATAGCTTGCGCTTCAGTTCAAGATTATCCATATCGGCAATGTAATTGTCAAGAAGCTGATAGCGGTTTAAGGCATTGTCATAGACACGGATATTAAAGATATCTGCGGTACAGTCACTGCTGCCGATCGAGATCCCGGCAGGATTGGGCTGAGTAAAGTTGTCTTGTTCCGGATACTGGATCAGTCCGCAGATCTCACCGTTGATGTAGACGAAGATCAGCCGGTTCTCCGCTTTCTTTTCGATCACGAAGGAGATCCGGACACGTTCATCCTCTTTGAATTGTGTTTCGATAGAGGTCTGTTCGGATCTGAATATGGCTTTCTGTGCGGTCACTTCAAGTCCGATTCCTCCGTTCATGCAGCTGAGGATGACTGAGTCGTAGTCGGTAACATCTCTTGTTTCAAATTCAAATTCAATAGTCTTACCGGTTGAACGGAAGTCGTTGGCAAAGGAGTTGTAGGGGATGGTTACACGTGCATCACCATTAACGCGAAGAGCTACGAATCCGTCAACCGTCTTGATCCATCCGTTCGTTGCGTAGTTGAATGCGGTAAGTACAGCGAAGATCTCGCCATAGTTCCAGATGTTTTTTCCTTCTTCGTTGTTGCTGCGGTTCACGGAGGTGAGGAAGAGAACGAGATCCGCTTCCTCCGGACGAACATCGATCTCTGATTCCCTAACCGTCAGGTTGAATGTTTTGCTCACAGGTCCGCATGCGATTTTCAGCTCCAGGTCTCCGGGAGCTTCTGCCCGGTAACTCCATGTTTGTCGCGTGCGGTCTATCGTTTGATCACTAATTACGATTCCATTAGCTGACAGGGTGATATCACTTGTCGTTGTAGCAGGATTATAAACGATGTAGGGGAGCAGGAGTGTGCCGAATTGTTCCACTTCGGCAGTCCTGAAGGATGACGCAATAACCGGTGTGTTGTTTCCGGATACAATGCTGATAATATCATAGCGTAGACGATCGCTTTCTACTTCGGTATCGTTGATCGTTGCCGTCGCATAAACGTCGAGCGTATGTGCACCATGCGCCTGTGCCGGGATTGAATATGTCTGCTGACGATTAGATACAGATGTGGTGTAGGTACCCGTTTCTTTACCATCAACGACAAAGTGAATGGTTTTCTCTACGGCACCAAGCGGGGTATATGGGAATGAGATCGCTCCCACATAGGCTTTTGAATCATCGAATGTAGACGTTACGGCAATGCTTACCGCATTGATCTTGAATGTCAGCTTGCGGGTAGCTCCGTAACTGTCGGTAACTTGTACAACGAGGACGTTATCACCGAGTATCAGGTATTTGCCTATATTGAATGAGACTTCGCCTTGATTGATTGTTTCGGAGGCTACCTGCTTATTGTTCAAAGTATAGGTTGCGATACCTTCGCCGGTTTCCTCTCCGGACAAGGTAGATGAGTATGTGTACTTGATCAGTGTCTCCTTACCATGAACGGCCGTTGCATTTGACGGGGTGACAAAGGCAAGCGTGAGCTTTGTTCCTCCGCCACCTGCGGCTGCTTTCACGGGATAGAATACACCTGCTCGTTTTTGCATCATGTAGTTTCCGTCCGGAACTAGATCGAATGATTCATCCGTGTTGTCCATCTCACCCAGTGAGGTAGAACCGAATCCGCTGTTTTTAGGAACTTCTGTTAATCCTATTGCCATAACATTACTATTTTCGGGATTTTCTTTTTCTGATTCAGTAACTCCATAATCGGTGTCGGCCATCACGACGACACCACCGGACAGCCGGGTCATTTTACCGACATTTAGCCCACCTTCGATGTCGCAGCCCTCTTTGGAAGTAAAGCCTTTCTTGAAAGTATCTTTGATGTCTTTACGTGCATAACGATCATCACCGAATGATTGAGATGCGACAGGCTCAAGTTTGCAGTGTACGCGCTTGTCTGCCAATGGAAGTGATTCGTCAAGAACAAGGATATAAACATTTGTTTTCCCATTCTCTTTTACAGTAATCATTTGTCCGTCATAAGGGGCATAAGCTACAGTGTCGATATTTTGCGCATATCGAGTTGCTTTTTCTAAAGAGTTCCAGGTCGATGTAGAGTCGATAGGGAGACTCCTGGTGCGCTTGTATTGAAGATAGAAACTAGCTCCTGCGATGACAAGGCTAGAACGTGGTGATACGTTTTTTATTTCAGATAGATATTCTACAATTTCAACTTGGTCTTCCATACTCAGGCTGTTTTAAAAGTGAATGTATCCGGATCGTTAGGCATTGTAGCTTCTGCAATCCACATTTTATATTCAATAGCTTTACTACCGTTGGCCCCTTCTACCATAATTTTAATCGGACCTTCAGTTCCATTTTCGATGAAGTTGCCAGGATAACTGGTTAGGGTAAGCTCGGTGATCATGTCTGCAGGGATACATACTGCAAACATAGACCATGTACCAATCGGAAATTTATAGGTACCGGGACCGGTATACAGTCCGTTTGAACTGAGTGCCCGTACTGCATCTGATGTTTGAGGCACAGTATTGCATACACCGGCAAACCATTTACGTCGAACGTTCACACTGATCTTATTATTTAATGTAATTTGCGGTAATACTCCATCAGGGCTAGCGTCGTAGACGACGGTTGCAGCGTAAGTCTCCTCCATTGTATAGTAGCCTGTCAATTGCCTTATTGCCTTCTGTTCCCCATTAACTTCTGCAGAAAACTCTAGTTTATTCTCTTCGATATAATCATAAAAGGCTTTACTCATGGGGCCGTTACCGTGTCTGTTGGCTGTGTAGGTTAGCTGTCCTTTGGCTGTCCCAAACTCAACGTCGTTGGACGTTGAAAGTTTACCTGTTAAAGATGCAGACTCTACACTGGTGAGCATCGTCCTGAAGATACTTTCGTATGTTGTTCCTTCCTTGAGTATGTCCCCAGGGTTTATATTCCCTGTCTTGGGCGAGGTGACGCGAATATCTTTGGACAAGCTTCCACCGGCTTTAGCCAGTGTCTTGTACCTTTCGTTCAAAAAGTCCAAGACACCGGCTACTTGCTGGTTGGTTACACTGCCTTTGGTGATGGCCTTGTCTATGTGATCAATCAGAGAGTCTACAATATCTTGTGTTGTACTCATCCTTAATTGAATTGTTTACTGAAAACATCTGTATGAATTCTCGGATTATTGAAATCATTGCTATTTAATTCCTGAGTAAAATGTTTCTCCGAATCGCAGAATCTAAGTGTAATGGGTAGACTTTGAGGCGTATTCATATTCTTTGCTATTGCTAAACTATCAGCAGAAGCATTGACTTTGATTCCTCTGTTTCCGTATCCTATAAGATAGATCTCATCACTAGAGAGCATATCAAGAATAAACATCAGTTCCTTTTCTGTCTTGAAACCAGTCTGTACATGCAGATTGTCTACAGTGTTTACTCTCTCCCTGCTTTCAGTATAGTCATTTACTTCTTCATCATATTTCCCATACACTTCATCTTCTCCTTTGTCTTGATCTAGAGTGGGCTTCCCGGTAACTTCTATGCATTCATACGCTCCATAACTGTTTAAAAATTCGATATAGTATCGTTCCTTCTCTATGTTAGCAGGAGAAATGACGATGGTGACTGCCTTGCCTTCTACTGTGATGATTTCAAATTGACTGGCAAGCATATTATTCTTGCTGAAAAAATATTTTCTTAAGGCTTCAAGGTTAAGAGCATAACAGGCCCCGACTGTCAGACCCGAAATAACAGTAGAAATACCTTCTGCTACTTTAACCGTAAAAGTCGTTACTGGAGCAATGAATAATAATGGCCGTATTTCTGTTTCGCGGATAGACAGGACCCTTTGTTCTGTCCGTGTAGACATAAAGAAGTTACCGGCAGCATTCAATAGCTTCATAGTAAAAATGTTGCTGCCTGTCTGATTCAGATGCCTCATAGCTCTTTTGCTGATCCCACCGAGTAATACTTTATGTTGCAAGGTTTGTCGGTCACCTGTCTGATTATTGACTTCGATTGTGTATTCTTTGAGATTGCTCGATGTTGATAGGATGATATCGGTTTCTTCACCCGTATAGTGGGTTGGAGATAAAATAGCTGATAAGATCTCATCGATAAAAACAAAGAAATTTCCAGTTTCTCCGGATCCTTCGAAAATGACATTACTTTGATTTCGGATAACGTAATTGACAGGGGATGAAGAAGTGATTTCCAACTTTACCGGATTCCCTGATAAAGCCATCGTGCGGGGTGAAATTGCTGCTGTTAAACTCATAATTCAAACTGTGTTCTTACAATGTTCTCTGAGGTCACTACTACAAAATTCAGGTCGGCCAGGAGAGAAGTTCGTTCAATGCAGGGAGATGACATCAATGAATAAAAGTCTTCCATTGTTTTGTCTCCATTGCCTGGTAGAGACTGAAACTTCAGAAATACTCCGGAGACATTCTTTATTTCAGGAGCTGATTGTATTGTTTCCTTTTTTTCCATATGCAAATGTGTTTGTTTTTAATTGCTGTATAAAGGACAAGATTACATAGTGACTGCTTTGATCCCGGCTTCATATTGAAGTCTGATTGAATCTATCGAATCAGTATTTGCACCTTCAGGATTATCCACATAAAACGAGAACCAGTACTGTAATTCAGCGTCATAAGTATCCAGTATTTCCTTTTTTCCTAGTACTTCTTCTTTAGTTGGAGGCAGATACGAACTGAAATCATCTCCGGAAGGTTGGGTTAGTATCTTTCTGTCTAAGACATTAAATCCTCTGAGATCATATCTTTTTTCAAGTTGACTCTTTACTTGTGCTGCAGTTGCGGCGAAGGCATTATCTGCGTAGGAGACAATTACCCATTTAGTCGTTTGGGGTATCATTTTTACAATACCTTGTTCTTGCTCAAGATCAAATGGTTTTAAAAGTTTTGTGGTACGAAGGTTCACTTCTGCAGGTTTGTTCACTTGATAGGGTACTGTGTGCTTGGCACTCTCAATCATCAGTTTCTGACCAGACAATAAGATTGGCCGGCTGGTATCTATCTGAGTTAGTGCTATCCGATCAAGATTGATTTTACTTTTTAGAGTATGGTTTGCATGTCTTAAGATGGCATCCCATTCTTTAAAGAATTGATTGAAAGCTCCGTCCTCTCCACGAAAGACCAGTGAATATTTGAAAGTGTTCCCGTCGTTATCACGGAAATAATTACCTGCAGGGGTGCGGCAGAGTGAACTACCATAGTAATATCCTAAAGGAACATTCTTTTCATCAGTAGCCATTCCCATCGCAAAACAGAAGCAAAGCGGAGTATCTGTTTTTTGTTCATTGACTTTAGCTCCCCGGAGTGTTGTATTGAGATTCACTGTTCCGGCCATGTATTGCGGAACTAGTAAATTGTTACAGAACGTCATTGGTAGGCATTCATCTGAACTGGATATTTCTTCGTATTCAACGTTGGCCGTTTTCTTATCCCAAGCAAAGAAGTCACTGGATAAGAGAGAAACGTTTTGGGAAGCTATGTTACGCTTGTAGAATCGTCCGGTAGATGCCTGATAACAAATATATGTGTTATCGGGAACATACTCAAGAGGTGTGTTCTCTACTTCTGTGATGATTCCTTTATATTTATCAAGGAATTCTTCGAAAGATTCCGCATCCGTATAAGCTTCGTCAAATGAAGTGCTGGCAGATAATCTTATTTGCTTGGGCTGTTCGTAATTGGGTACAGGATCTGCAGCTTTCAGTTGTGACCAGTCTGCAAATGGGGAGCTGGAGAACGTGTCTTTCAGTAATTTGATTCTTGCTGTTCTATTATCCCCATTCACGAAGATCCTGGCACCAGTTCGGCAGAATATTGCTTCTAGAAAATCGTTAATCGTGCAGTCCGGCATTAGGTCTTTATAGTTTATTTGACCTGCGACTGTGGCATCTGCTACATTATTAAGTACTACCATTTTTTTGAGCTGGTAGTCTCTCTCGAATGGATTCTCTATGAGTTCAAAACCATATGCTGAAAATATTAATTGTAGGATTTTTGAAACACGGATAAAAGGAGAAATACCATATCCTGCGGGTAACTTGACATCTGCGACACTGCCTGATATAACCATTTTCTCTGTACGTGCATTTTTCTTCAGTTCATACGCATTACCTATTTTTTGAATCGGATTTATGAATTCCGGGTAAGCGACATCGTCTGCTGAGTCATTCTTTACTTGTATGGGGAAAACATAATAGTCGGCTGGAAGATTATATTTCATAACATTATTAAGATGTTCTGTTAAAGCAGTAATGCCACCTGATGGTTTATATATGGGTAATCCGGGTAACTTTTTTAATGATATATTGTTCCAGGCTTCATACATTAGGCTTTCGTCAAATCCGATGTTGCTGACAATCCCTGATTCTACCGATGCTGATGTTATATTCTGCTTGCCTATGCGACGGTATATTCCATCTGCAATAACAGCCTGGACGTCTTTAGCCGGTGCATTAGCTATATCTAAGCGATTGATATGATCAACTATGGAAAGGTTATGCTTCGTTCCCGGTAACGTAGCAGCTATGGTCTGACTCCCTTTATCTGTATAAATAGGGGAGGTGATTTCAACTTCCATTTCGAAGTCTGTAGGAGTATCGTATATCCCTTTAGGTGTTTTGATGATTAGTGCCATATTATTGATCTCCTCTTGTGAAAGGTTTTTCCGATTTTAGTTTGATCTCTTCCGCATCATTGATATCGGATAAGAGAACGTAGTTTTTCGAAGGCTTGCCTAGTTTGTCCATCACTTGATCCATCTTATCCATTACTTTCTCTAGTTTGGCCTCAAGGTTGTTATTGGGACTTGGCGGAGTGGGTGAGTCTGTAGAGTGGCTGATGGAGTCGTAATTTCCTTCTGCATATTGTGGCACCCTTCCGGATCTTGCATCATTGATTGCTTGAAGTACTACAGGATAGTTGATATGTTTTTGGAGCCGGGACAGATCTTCAGAATTGATAATTAACTCTGATCCGTTTTCTGATATAAGTGAAGTACGTTTGACGATGCCTGTAGGGGCTTCCCCTATATAGGAGATATCGTGATAGCTGCGTCCGTCTTCAGCTCCGATTACGTCATACTTCCCGGCTGCTCTTTGGTTTATTTTATATTCAGCCTGGGGAGTACTTTCTGTGGAGGAACTTCCACTATCTCTTCTTTTCCCGATAAAGCCTTTCAGTGTAGATTTGGCTGTGGCGATACCTGCCGTAATAAGACCCGCAAGTATAGCTCCACTCGCTATTCCCCAAAAGCCCTTGGAACCAATCTCTTTAGCTGTTGCTTTTGCTGCTTCTGCAGTTCCTATTATACCTAGGTTTACAAGTTCGGCATTAATGATTTAGGCTATAACATCAAACATAATGTCAATCATCGTATCTGCGAATCCTTGCATAGCATTTTCCTGCCCGGAAATGATGTTCCCTAGAGCATTACCAAATTCTTCTCCATATTGTTGATAGATACGGAGTCTTTCTTCAAATTCCTGCTTGTCTGTTTTAAGTTTGTTTTTTGAATTTTGCTCATTGGCCTTTTGATCTTTTTGTATGCATTTTACCTTATAATCCAGCAGCTGCTTCTCTACTTGCTTCCGTTGTTCTGCATTTAGTCCTGCAAGAGAAAGCATACGTTCCAGATGCATGACGGTGAGCTGTTCCATCGCATCATTGTATGCAGCCTCGGAATTAAGATTCTCATCCTTCCCGGAAGCATATAACTCCTTTAATTCCTGTTGCTGACGTTCATAGTCTATTTTTTCTTGATCAATCAGCTCTTGGGTATGTTCTTTTTGCATCTTCAGCTTCAGATCATTGATCTGATTTTGGATCTCAATGCCTTCTTTAGATTTTGTACCGGCTATTTTCAAAGAATTCTCTAAGTGTTCCATTTGAAGACATTCTAATTCTTTGTTAAGTTGCTTTTCTGTCTGAAGGGTTTCATCTCCTCCTTCTAGGTACATTGCTTTTAAGAAGGCTTGTTTTTGGGTATATAGTATTTTTTCTCGTTCGAGTCGTTTTTTAAGCGCTTTTTCATCATCATCGTCCTCTTTTGTGGTAGAATTGTTTTTTACAGGCTGAGGTTTCTCTGATTCGATCTTGATGAGTTTTTCTCTGGATTCCTCTATATGTTGGTTTAATGTTTGGATTTCTCGATCTAATGAACGCAGTTTATTTGTTCCTTTGTTTATATATTCATTGAGTACATTATCAGCCCAAGCGTCAGTGGTAAGTCCCAATGATGTTTTGAAACCATTTAGCATATTGGCAGCTCCTGCTTCTACATCAGACCAAAAGCCGTTGTCAGGTCCGTTTTTACCGAGATCATCCTTTCTATCTCTCAGTTCACTAATTTTCTTTTGAGTTTGTTTTATTTCCTCTAGAACAAGAAGACTGTCAACGTATGAATTTACAGCAGCAGTAGCCTGCTCCGTATTTATAGTTTCCAAAGATAAATTGCCAAGGTATTCGGGAGAAATCTCGTTTAGCCTGCGGATAGCTGCTTCTCGTTCAGCTTTGCTCAAGTTCTCGTTACGTGCAACAGATAAGAGATGCTCAACCTCATTACGTTCGTCCTGTATGTTGCTTTTTGAATTATTTCGAATCTCTGTTAGGCTTTTCTCAATACGTTCCGATTCTGTCATTTCCTTATTCATATTGCTTAATGCAGAAATAAGAGTAACAATGACAGCCGCGACTGCCAGGTATGGGTTGCGCAACATGACAGCATACATTTCTTTGAGTGTAGCTATTACTTTCTGATTCCAAAACACTTTGAGCTTTTCTTCTATGATCTGAGCTTTACAGATGAGAACATAGGTTGCTATTGTAGCTGTTAATGGTATCAATATATGTGAATATCGTGCAATGAATTCAATTAAAGAATTGAGTGCCCGTACGAAAAAACTGGTAGCGGTAATGGCATTAGACATGAGGGGAAGCATTTTCTCTCCTAATTGATAAGACACTTCTTTAAAACCATTTTTAGCTTTGTCGAGACGCGCTTGTACTGTATTGTTCTGCACATTAAATTCGTTGATAACCGATGTACCTTCTTTATATGCGGTAGTAGCCCGTTCTTGCTCTTCTCGGATGCTAGCGGTATTGGCAGCTAAAGTATTTAAGACTCCGGCAGCGCGTACACCATCAAGTTTCATGTCTTTAAATAAAGGTGCTAGTTGCTGTAGACCGCCTTTACTTCCTAAGTTTTCTAATAGCTGTAGGAGGGCTTCATTGGCATCTTCCTTAAGTAATTTTGTAAAATCCTTAACATCTTTCCCTGCCATTTTAGCGAATTTGGCTGGTTCCTGGTATACTTTCATGATGACAGTCTGCAGAGCAGTGGAAGCCATTTCTACTTGCTGCATATCTTGATCAAGCACAGAGGCGAATCCCATGATTTGTGTTTGTGAAATTCCGGCTTGTTTTCCAGTTCCGGATACACGTGCAGTAAAGTCTACAAGGTATGATTCTGCGGCACTGCTATTCTGAACTACTTCATTGATGGCACTCCCTGTGGCGAGCATAGCACCGCGTAATCCTAGTGTTTTATCTTCACCAAACATTTGTGCTAGTTTACCAATATTCTTAACTGCATCTTCTCCTAGATCCTCACCCAATGCAACATTGATTTTATCGGCAGCATCTACGAAGTCAAGAATATCCTGCTTTCCTTGTATACCGAGGCGACCTGCATCTTGTGCCAGCTCGTTCAATCGTTCGCGTGGAGTCCGGGTATCTATCTTTTTGAGATCTTCATTCAGATCCTTCACCGCTTCATCTGTCATCCCAGTGTATTTTTTTACTCCAGCCATAGCCTCGGAGATTTGCGCATAGTCATCAACGGAACGTCGTATAGTCATAGATAATCCTGTAACAGAGGCGACAACTCCACCGATAAGGGCCATATATTTATTGACGAAGTTAGCGGCCTGCCCCCAAACGGTTCCCTGGCATCCCACTTCAACGCGCATTGCTGCTTGAGCACGAGTGAGAGCTTCGGTTACCCGTCGATTCTGTTCTAAGGCTACTGAGTGCTGTTGTGTACCAGGTATTGCATCCCGGAGCTGCTTACGAACCTTGGACTGTACAGAGATCAGTTCGTTATAGGTTGCTCCGGAAAGATTGCTCAGAATACGTTCTGTTTCTCTGATACTTTGTTTGTACTTTTCAAGAGTCGTCGTTTTCTTATTAATTTCCTGCTGAAGTTTTCTTGATTGGGTGTTGTAGTTAGCTTCGGATTTATTGAGAGAGGCTAACTTGTTTTCCAATTTTTGGATAGCAGTTTCGACTTGCTTGACTCCTAATGCGGCTTCCGTGCCATCAATGTAGATTTTAATACTACGGTTAAGATCGTTGCTCATAGATTATTTGTTGATATAGATGCGTGTGGCATCAATGATCATTGAATCGAAATAGTTGGTAATGATTGTTTCTAGTTCGGGGATTCGATTACGGACAATGGGATCGAACCATTCGTATGCTTTGCGGTTTCCTGTACCCTGGCTGCCATTCAATGATTCAGGATTGGTATGCCGGACAATCCCGGTACTTACCTCGATCCCGCCGATTCGTTTCAGTTTCGTCCACTTGGATCCAGTTGTTCCTCCATACCCTTTTCCGGCTCCTTTGTGGATGTAGATGCCATGACGGGGAAAAGAAAAACCGAGTTTGTTGATGAGTCCATATTTGTCAGTATACATTCTAGGTCTCAAATCGGTGGCCACACGCATGCTGTGAGATGAAATTGATGCACGTAGTTGGGCAGCGACAGAGTTCATCCATTTCTGTACGTCTTTATTGAATGCGACTAGCCGGTCAGCGTCTTTAGCCATCGTATATCGTTCTATTTCGGATACGGTTTCTATGTGTATGAGCTGTGACGAGCCTTTGCCTGCCAGATTGTTGGCGCGGCGAACAGCGGCATTATAACGTCTGACATCGGAACGCATATCCCGATAATTTTTATAGAATCCCATAGATTAGTCCTCCCAAAAATCAGAGTTGATAAAAAAATCTTCAGGTTCCCGCAGGGAGAAGGTAAGTACCACTCCATAGAAGTTGTCACCTATAGGTCCTATTCCGTTGATACGTGTCGTTCGGCTAATGGAGTATTTCAGAGTTGGATCGTGAAAGAGGCGGTTACGGATTTGCTTGGCAATGACTTTACAGTCTAATGCGGCTTGATTGATTGTTTCCGGACGTGACGAATTTGTGTTGCGTGCAACGATGAATGAATATTCATTACGGTCAGTCAATCCATCTCCATTGTTGTCGGATGATTCGGATTCCATACCATCAACAGCGATAAGGACCATTCCTGTCACATTTGAGAGCTTATCCTCAAATCCGAATAAATCTTCAAGCCCAAAGGCGGTGAAGAAGTGAGGATGTTCCGGGGTGTGGGAAATCGGTTTGAGCTTATTGGCTAGAAGCTCGCCATATTCATAATGAGAATATTGTTCCATAACTTTGCAATGTTTTGGTTATGGAGACAAAAATAGCCCGCTGTGGGCGGGCTATAAAGGACAGTTACTTTGCTAGTAAATAGACTAGAAGTAGTAATAACAGGGCTATGAAAAGCCCTTTACTCATTCGATATCGTTCAGGTAATTCATCTGAGGCACTTTTATGACCATTATAGTCCCGATTATATACCGTAATATTTTTCTTGCGTCCTGCAGTGAATGCTAGAGTCAAGGCTATTATTCCGGTTACTATGATGATAAATGCTATCATGGATCTAAGTCTTTATTATTATTGGGTAACAAGGTACGGATTAATCCGGATAATTGCAAGGCTTCATGTCTATTCATAACACCTGGAATTTGAATTGGTTGAAAACATAATATACGGATACTAAGTTCAATATGGCTTGCATACGGGCACGCTTAGCTCGGCGATGGCGACGGCTCATAGACGACCTCCTTTTTTGAACTTATTCCTAAAATCGAACGTGATTATTTTGCCAATAGTTTGTTCTCTTTGAGGTGATGCTATTTTCTTTTTGTAGTTGGTAAGCATCTCAATAACGGTATCGATATGATTCTCTCTGATAGATCCGATAGTCGTGGTTACGGTTCCGGCATAGCTGCCATCCGGTCTGAGAATCATTGATTCGCCTTCTAAGTGGATGTAGCCTGTCTCATTATTAATAACACGACATTGAGATGGTATGATTTTTTCTATGTATTTTATCATGGCTGATCTCCTTTTCCGTTAAAAGTGATATTAACTGTACCTCCATTGGCGTAGATTACAATACCTCTGTGTGATTTGTTCACTCGGAGTTGTTCATTGCCTTCTGCTACTTCTAAGCAGATATTGGAAAGAGCTCTTTGAAGCTTCTCTACGGATATGTAGCGTCCGTTGTCGCTTTGTTTTTTGTGTTTCATACGATGGGTTTTTGACGTTTTAGTCGAGAATCCGCTCGACTAGCGGAAGTACAAGAACGGCTGCACTTTCCCGTTTCGTCAAAAACCCACCGTAGTTCACTCCGAAGAGACTGAGACTAAAGTAATAGGAAAGGCAGCCGTATTTGTTTATAAATAAACTTCGACTATTTTGTATGTGAGTTTACTAATAGCATAGTGCCAATAGCAAACTTATGGGCATAAAAATAGCCCAATTTCATATTGAGCATTATCCGTTGCTCTTCGTTCGTGATACCTCACGATGGGTTTTGACTCTGCAAATATGAGGATTATATTTGAGAGTGCAAAAAGAAATTCAAAAAATAATCATTCCTCCGGGTTTAGTTTTTTCTTGATGTTGTCCGGTAGGTCATTCATCATCCTTATCATTCTATCTTGATATTCCTTTTCTGTCTTTGTTGGGTGGCATAAAATAAATAAGAAGCCAATTAGAGGACTAAAGATTAAAGCAACTAAGGATGCCCATCCAGTGCTTACTACTCGTTTATCAGCTGCATGAGCTACTGGAATCAGTGAAATGAGGTTCACTAGTGCGTAAATAAAGATAAGATTTCCCATGATTGTATAATATTGGTTTTAATATTAAAGATTAGTAATTGGAGAATGTAGCAAATTTCCCATTTTGACTCCACATGGACAAATCCCCATTTTTTTCCACTATACAATATTCATTATGTTCGTTATTAATAGCTTCATATCTTTTGAGCCCTTTATGGTTTAATAGGCGAGCTTCTTCTATATCAGAAGAACCATCCCCGAATGAATCTTTGATGAAATACTTTTTGGTTTTTAGGTTTTTAAATATAGTTATAATATGCTTATCACTTCCAGGACGATTATCTAACCATCTTCCTATCTGTTGTATATCGCTATTGTTTTTCGGCGACTTAAGTATCTTCAATTGTTTTTTAAGATTTGCATTTTCGGAAGATAAAAGTTCATTCTGATGTTGTAATGAAGATACTTGGTCTTTCAGACTTGCAATTTCGGTCGAAGATTTCTTACAGGCTGCTAATGACAAAAGCATCATTGATAATAAAAAAAGTTTTTTCATTTGTGTGGTTTTAATTTGTTACAGGGGACAAAGATAAGGGTAATAAAATTGAATGTACTAAAATAATGTTGTATTTTAGCTCAAAAATAGAGTTAGATATGGATCAGGAGCAAGAAATAAATAATCTTAAGCGTAAACTATTAGATCTTTCATATGACTATTATAAGTTTCGTGTGTCTCTTTATTATAAAGTAATCTTTATTTTATTATTCCTTTTACTAGGTCTGATAGTAGGATTCCTGTTATAAAAGATAAAATACTTAATAGTGTTGTTATTACAATGCTGATCGTCTTTAGCCTTAAATATCTGGATTTCATGACTTCACTTTCGCGCTGTAACTTTATAGCTTTTTGTTGGTCTGCAATATATGCTTGATAGCTTCCAAAAGTTTGGATGGCTTCATATCCTTTCGGGGTGATTTCAACTAATGAATGTACTTCGTCCGGTTCTTCTTCAGTGATTAATCCTTCCATGACTAATTGTTTCCGGTAGCTAATAAGTTGCTCAGGAAATAATTTAGTTTGTAGTTCATCCATGATGTCATGTTGGATGCGTTTTTTGCGAGGATCACGATACAGGTTACTTAATATAATACCTTTAAAATGGGTTTCTAATGGTTCCATAAATATATAAAAACGAATTCCTTATGTCGTGTGCCAACTGGAACCACCCAGCCACCCGATTTTACGGGTGCACGACATAAGGAATTCGCGAGTTAGTTTGTTTTGGCAGTTGCTAAAGTACATTCTTTTTGGGAATCTACAAACAAAAGTAGAGTTTTTTGCTCTGCTTTTGTTTGTAGATTTAATATAGACTGAGAAAATTATATTAATTAAGAACGTGATTATTCTATATTATAGATCGCAAAATTTTCCAGTAGATTAATTCTTTGAGTAAAATAATGTAAAGGTACTGCTATATTACGTTGAGATGTCCATTCTAAAGCTGAAGACAAAAGTTCTTTGTTGATCGTCTTTACATTAAAATTGATTACTAGATTTGGTTGAGAAGGATCTCTAGTTAAGAGTTTATCGTTCTCATCGGAATTTTCATATTTGAAAGTATAACATCTTAATAGCAAGGCTATGGTAAAGTGAAATTGTCGACTAGGAGAAGATTCGTATTTTTTTTTAATCTGTAATATTTGTTTTGGAATTATACTCTCTAATTGATCTGTAAGTTCTTGTATAGTATAACTTTCGTGGGTTATTTTAACATAACAATCGGATTCGCAAATTCGAAGGTATGTTAATAGACATATTAATTCAGCATATATGACTTGGTTATGTTTATACATATTCAAAGATAAACGAATATGAGCAAATATTTTTTCTATTTGTCTTAGTGATAGATTCTTATGCATAAAAAGAGTATTGGCTATAGTCAAAATGGATTCTTCCATCTCTTTAGTGCCTCTTGCCTTTTCATATGCTTCGAAGCCATAGTAATCATATAAATAGCTACAGAACTTTTCTACATCGGGATCAGGTAAAGCATATTCAATATCAATAAATCTTTTAAGATATTCATTGGCATTTATTAGGTCACTCCCGTAATATCCACGTATGGAGTTACTTAATTGTTCCTTATCTATGGATAAGACAAATATAATATTAGGTATGTTGAAAAGATGTTTTATTCGTTCTAGTACCTTTACGGCATAATGTGGGTTACACCGATCAAGCTCGTCTATGATAAATATCAATGGTTTTTTTTCGCAAACTTCATTTACAAATATTTCGAGATCTTCCCGAAATTTTAGTAGACTTTCTTTTTGCCTTTCATAATTGTCTATTTCTTTTTTCAACATGGAAGATCCTTCTCCGATACAATCGTAAAGAACCTCAACTACTTCTTCACCTGTATGTTTCTTAATTACTCCCTTGAACATTGCAGGAACTGCCTTTAGCACAATTCTTCCCGCCGTATTTATCATGGATGATGCTAAATCCTTTGTTCTTTTAGAAGAGTTTATTTTTGTAAGTTCGCCAATTAAACCTACAAGAGGATCTGAAATGAAGTCATTTTCCCAAGCGTTAAAGTATAATGTGTGGAATTTGTCCAGTTCAAGATATGCCTTCCACATTTCTACAAATGTAGTTTTACCTGTTCCCCATTTACCGTCTATAGCTAAGACAAATCCTTTTTTGTATGTAGTGATAATAGCTTTAAGTACTTCTGCGTACTTTTCTCGACCTAATTTACAATTTAGAAAAGGCTGGTCAGCCGGGATTTCTAATTTTCCAAGTTTACAATTCATAGTACGTGTTTTTAATTTGTTACAAGTGCAAAGATAAGAGGAATAAAATTGAATGTACTAAAATAATGTTGTATTTTAGCTCAAAATATTGTACCATGAACTGTATTCTTAGATACTTCAAAAGTAAAAGGGAGCGGAAATTACGCAAACGCTGCCTGAAATATGCCTTAGAGACAATAGAAGGCTCTAAGGCATGTAGTGATATACATCTATCTATATGCATTGCGCTATTATGAGTATATAGCCACAGATAAAGTCAATCGCAAGGCTTCTTGTAGGGAAGCATTACAGGAATGGTGAACTGTATTCGATTGGTGGATATATTCTGATTATCACTTTTAGAAGAAGCTCCCATCCCTATAATACTTGACATGATGCCTATTTTACCTTCTTTGCCATCTGTCTCCGTGACAGATAGACTTAGGTCAAAATCTATATCTGTAACGTTAGCACCAGTTCGTCCAATCATACTACGATTGAGAGATTTTGCATATAAAGGATTGACTATGGCTTTTCCTTCTTCAAACTCTTCATTCAACTCTTCTACCGATTCTTTTATTTGAGTAATTGTCGATTTGATAAAATCTTTAAGTTCCATATTGAACGGGCGGATCCCTTATCATCGCGCGCCAAAAGGTTATATAAAGACCTTAATCCGATTTTACGGATTACACAATGAAAAGGGATTCATGTTTATTCATTAATTATTTGGCAACGGCTAAAGTACAAAAGTTTCTTTGTTGCTCCAAAAGAAAAATGTATTTTAGCTCAAAAAATATATAGATCATGGAAAGACTCACTGCAGAACAATTAAAAGTAATCGATTTATCGCTTATAGAATGGTATTATGAACAGGCTATGGTTCGCCATAATGATCTTGTCCGTGTAGAATCTCTTATAACTGAAAGAGGATATACTTTGTTTGCTATCTATTTTGGCATTTTAACAGCTGCAATAGGATATATTCTCACGCATTTGAGTGTAAATGATGATGATGCTTTGACTTCCGGATGTTTGTCTATTGTTGTTTTTACATTTATTTCCATCGGTTACATTTATCACGTCATCAAGCCACATACTGTTTTCGCGCCTGGGAAAGAACCTGATAAATTCACTATACCGCAATATATAGCTTATTTTAAAGGGAAAGATAAAGATACTGATCAAAAGAAGCAAGTTGTCAGCGATGAATTAGTTGCACTTCAAGAGAAAATAACGAAGCAGGAAGAAATGAATAAAAAAAGAGTCAAACATACTAAACGCTCTCTTGTATTTCTGATATTCGGCTCTTTTATGGCTGTCGTTTCTTTTTTAATAGCATTTGCTATTTATTGACTAAGTCGCTTGTATCCAAACCATTGGTTTCTATCGGAGTGTCACTCGTAATATCCGGTAATGGTGCGGATTCATCTGAACTACTTCCACTACCATAGTAAGGATCACTTGAACTGTCTTCTGAAGACAAATCTACATTGAAGTTGGTATATATCATAGTAATATGGCGAATCCCTCACTATAGTGCGCCCACCGGTGTTATTAGCCGGAACCAGCTGTCTGGTTACACTATGGTAAGGGATTCATGTTTTAATAACGATATTGGGCAGGTGCTAAAGTACAATCTTTTTCAGATTCGGCAAAAAGTAAGCGGAGTTTTTTGCTCCGCTTACAAATGAAAATTAGAAGTTGGCTACTTCGTAATATTTAAAGAAGTAATATAGCGCTACCTTGTGCCATTTGGTCAGTTCCTTGTCTCCGGACAGGAGTGAGGATACAGTGCATTTGTCAATGCCTGTATAGTTGCTCAGATGTTTGCTTTTTAATCCTAAGCGTTCCATCCGTCTTTTGATCCAGTCAATCGTGATTCCGTCGATATCTTTGCGATCGAAGTTCACGGCTGACACAGTGAGCTTCCAGTCGTCCGGGATCTCTCCCTTAAACATGTCACGGATACGTTCAGTCAGTTCCTTTTTGGAGAGGAATTTGTCATTTACTAGGTCTTTTTGTTCAGCGCGAACAATTAAGCGACCTTCATTATAGGATACAACCTCAATAGAGATGTGCCCCATGCGCTGATACTGCCTTGCGAACTCGTCGATCCGCTTTTTACTCTCGGCAGGGAGAGGTAGTAATTCAAGATTCTTCATAATTCATCAATTTACGTTTTGATAATCGGGTATTTAATAATGCAATATACTTTGTAATGGAGGGGCTTTCGCCCCTCCGGATCACAATTTGATGAGTCTCATTTGCCCAATGTCGAAAATAGCGATCTGCCCATTTTCACGTCCGAATTGCTTGGCTTCTTCGAGATTAGTGAAAATCCGGATGGAATCGAAGTAGAACATTCCGTTTTCTTCGTTGAACCATCCACCGACTTTCTTTTCGTGCATTAAAGCATGGTTAAGAACTCTTTTCAGTCCTTCTTCTCCAAAACTGTCTTGGGTTTCGAGATAGGCGACTGAAATGCCTTTTGTGACCTTTTTTAAGGTTGTGAGGTCAACCGTGAATCCATCGGGATTCGCTTCTGCTATCGCTTGGATAGCCTTGAACAATTGTTCCATAATATAAAAGAACTTATGCGGACGTCACCCGCGTTTCTTATGACTCTACAAAGATAGATAAAAGTTTGTTAGTAACAAACAAAATTGAATAAAAAGTTTGCTAGTAACAAACTTTTCTATCTATTCCTCAAGTTCTCTTCTGTTTCTTCCTTGCGCCTGATGGATTCATCCATCGAGTACAGCGCATCGAGCAACAAACCTTTCCGAATCTCCGGCTTCTTGGTCATGTCAGAATGTGACAGGGAATCAAGTAGTCGCAGCTGGGCATCGAATATACGCCCATTATTTTTTCCTTCTCCTGAAAATATTCGTGGATAGGCTGCGCTCATGCAGGAGAGGCTTCCAAGAATGTACCAGTACATGATCATCTTCCTGTCGTCAGGAAGACGTTTCAGTATAGCTGCATCATTGTCCAGACGATTGATATCAAATTCTTTTCCACGATGCCACAGGCAGGCTAGGAGATGGTTGATCTTTTGAGGATCCAGCTGCATCGCATCCAAATAGGTTTGCATATACATGAATTGCTCAAAGGTGATATCGAACAGCTGATCTTCCGGCCCGATGAATTTCCGGCACCGGAAGCGGAGTGTCGGGTAAGGATTGACTGTCAGTTCCGGATTAATGAGATACAGCCTCTGTGAAGTGATACGGTTTTCTTCCTCACGCATCAGGAAGTGAAATTGATCAGCGAGCAGGCTGATCTCTTCGGGATGAAGGAGGTACCGACGGCTGCGGATCCGGAAGCGGACTGTTTCACTTTCCTGCCCAATTTTGATACGGACATATTCTTTGAAAATTTTCTTGTGCCGGCATACGTGAGCTTTCAGGCAATAGAGCATCATGTAGATCTTAACTTGTTCTACCGGTATATTCGATTTAGTGAGTTTAACCAGGTATAGGAGCTGCTTCGGGGTGAGCTCGTCCCAGCTTCCAGGAAGTGTGTATGTATCGTCATTGATTTGTATCGTATGCATAGTATTATGATATTGAAGTGAATAGCTTCTTTTTCTTGGAGTTAAAGTCAATAGCTTGGGATCTTGTTTCAATGCCTAGTTCTTCTGCATTTTCGGCCAGATAAGTGTGTATTTTCCCGGCATAGTAGGTTGCCTGACTAGCAAAGAAATTACCGTTTGCGTCCGGATCCTGATAAATCGGGCGGATGGCAGGTGAATATTCTATTGCTTTGCTGGCGACACGTTGCTCGGTTGTCTTTTGTGAGGTATAGAGCTCTGCCGTCTTATTTGCAAGAAAACGAATGATATGATCAATGAGAACCTGCTGCTTGGGTATCGGTTTATCTTTAGAGTATGCTTCCCTTAAATCCGCATATACATTGTCCGGTATCATTTCACGAATATTTCGTTCCTGAAGCTGACGGATTGTGGGGTACATGATACGATAAGACAGGGTGGAGTAATCGATGTCTACCATGCCAAGATCCTGAAAATCGTGTGCATTCCGGATAAAGCAGAAAGGGGAAATATGGTCTGTTACGTATTCCGGAAAATCTTCCTTATTTTCTTCCAGATAGGTTATAAGCCGGTCAAGAGCTTGCATTCCCCGGAAGCACAGGTTCTCCTTTGCCGCCGCTATTTTTGAATCACTGGCCGGGGAACGTTGTCCTTGTACATTACTGACCGTGATGCCGGTATCCCCGAACATGACTCCTAGTTCATTCGTCGCAAGCATTAAGGTCAGCGGTCCAAGCGCACGCAATAATTTGCTATATATCTCAGATCCTTGGTCTGTCAGAGCTTGTTTAATGACGGATTGCCCTACATAGGGTTTAACATAGATATCAAGAGCATCCTCAATATACGGTTCAATAGATTCATAAGGCAATGACGAATTGATCTTGACTACCTTCTTTAAGGTCTCAATATCGGGAATTAATGCGTTCATTTTTCTTCAGTTTCTGGAGTTAGACCTGTGTTTTTTGTAGCTCCCGTTCCCTGATCAAGGGTGGTGAGCTGGCAGTTGGTTACAGAGAAATAGATGTCCGAAGGCCATTGATTGACTGCCTTGGCAAAGTACAGAGGTTCAAGGGTTGCGTCCTGGTACATCTTCATGAGGGCTTGCTCGATGGTGAACAGTTCGCGTGCTTCAGTTCCATTAATGCTTTTGCCTTTACCGGGTGCGGATCCGATGATGGAAGGATGTACTCCCATTCCATAACACATCATGTTGCTTACTTCCTCGCTATCCTCAATATATTCGCCACCTTTGAAGAACGATTCAAGAGGAGTAATGATGATATCTTTATCCTCGAAGCCTTTTACTCTGTCATACCTGAAATGTGAAACAAAGCCTTTTCCGGCATTTTCCTCGCCGGCAAGGAAATCGTTCATGTCATCAAGAAACTTTTGCCTGCGGGCAGTTTTTTCATCATCTTTGACGACCTTTTCGTCTGCAAATAGCTTCTCCCAAAATGTATCCTTGATATATACGATATACCTGAGAGCCATCTGATTTTTAATCAGAGATTTCTTGAAGATGGGAATAGCACAGGAGAAGTCATACCATCCTGAAGCAAATACGCTCCACCAGTACGGGCGACTATAATAAAAGCGTCCTGGCGTCGAAATACGCAGATTGTGAATGAATCTGCGATCTTTTCCGATGACGAGGTTTCCTTCATCATCAGGAGCAAGTCCCATCCTCTTCTTAAGATCCAACAAAGGAGTCTGGCGATCGAGCAGGGGAGTGGCGACAAGATCTTCAGGGGTACCTTTCTTCCATTCCGCTGAATATCCATGCCATTCACTTTTACCGGTCTTCTCGTCAATCTCGCTAATACGTGAGCAGGTTGCCTCTTTTGCTTTGATCTGTACGAGTTTGGGCGATTTCGGATCATTGCTGAGTATGTACTCTAAATAAGCATCGTAGAAGATGACAAGATCATTAGCGAGTTCGACACGGATGAAGTTGAAGTTATTGTTCTCAAGGAACTCAAAGATTTCGGGTTCTTCTTCCGGAAGCACTTCCTCTTTGATGATTTTGCGGGTTTTTCCGTCGCGTTTCTTCCTGTAGACGAGGATGCTGTCCCCAAACACGACTTTATTCTTAAATTCAACATTACTGCCAATGGTAACATTGGTGCCGATTTTACGCATAATGTCGTACATCATGTCGTTATTCCTTCCGCGTGGGATGAACTTGATCGGATCCTTTTTTCCCTTAGGGACGACTTCAACGGCTGATGCCTCCTTGTCAGTCACAATGTCGCTGTTATCGCTGAATTGGATAACTTTCTCACCTCCTTTCAGGACTGCATAGGTTTCGTACCCTTTCATAACTAGGTTAGGTTGTTGCTTTGATTCCATATTAAAAATATACTTTGAGATGATTAAACTGGGTGATAAGGCAGCGTCGGATCTTGCGTGGTGTGGCTTCACCGGCTTGCAGTACATTGATTGTACTACCGCTGCTATGAAATGAAGTGAGTACAGCACGTTCATAAGTGATTAGTTCCCCGGTACTCTTCTTGCAGAACTGGATGGAAAACTCTATAGGCTTTCCATCCGCATATCGTTCCATCAGCTTCCATATTTTACTTTGATGGATCCTTTTGCTTGAATCTTGCATGGATGATTAATGTTAAGATGATAAGAATAATAGGGATTCCGATGATCAGGCCATACTGGATCCCGTTGTCTATTCCGGCAGCTACAGAACTGCCGGCATCTTTGTGGGAGGCTGACTGTTTGCTTTGCTGAAGCGTGAGATCATTCTTCGTTTCTTGACTCTCAGATACGTGTATAGTGTCATCTTCCTGTAGCAAGGTCTTGACTGTCTTTTCGTTCCCTTCAATCTCGATATTCGATATCGGGGATAAGCCGGTCTCCGGATCTGCCGGCTTGGATGTGTCGAAGTTAACTTTGACTTTCCAGCCTTTGCCCGCTTCTTCTTGATTAAGTTTGAATCGGGAGCAGGCATCTTCAGTTCTGATGCGTAGAGCTGAGTCTGAGATAGAAAGACGGGTTTGCTCTTGAGTGCTACTATCGTTTTGATAAGTAGCACGGCAACCACAAAAAGAACAAGCGCATGCAAGGCTGGCAGTACAAATAAGAATGTGTGCATAGTGTTTCATTGTTTTCGATTGTTACACGATAGGTTTATACATTTGAATCGTTTGAGATCAGCTATTTCTTTTTCGTTATCCGCTATCTTTTTATCCTGCGATTGCTGATTGCTTTCCAGCTTTTCAATGCGGATTGTCCATCTCGTTTCGCTTTCCACTTTATCTTTTTTCATTGCTTCCTTATCAGCTCGCAGGTCTGCTATGAGTTCCTGATATACGTCCTGTACAGAGCTTAGGGCTTTAGCTTCTGCCTGCTTTTTAGTGTATTTGAGGGTGACGAATCCTGTGATGGTTGATAGGAAGCTACCACCAAGTATGAATGCGAGTAATTGTTGTTTAAGGATAGGGTCCATGTCTTGTTTTTCAGCAAAGGTATCGGGTATGCAGTAGGTCGTAAAGGACATGGCAGAGGCCCAAAAACGATAAGATGAAATTTGTTTACAAGCAACGAAGCCCAGCATATAAGGGGTGAAAAAAAACTTTAGATCTAAACTTTTTCTCAGGGCGGTGCGTGGTCGGCTGGGAGAAAAAAGAGAAAATATTCCCTCTTTTTCCTCCCCTTTTATTGGTTATCAGCTCTTTGTCTTTTTTTCTATGAGAATTGACTGAGATAATAAAAAGCACAGGTAGCCATATACCTGTGCTTTTTATTGATGGAACTAATGTTTATTCTGATAATAGAATATTGGTTAGTTTTTGAAGATTTGTTGCTGCATGTTATTTTTCATCCTTTTAGACTTTGAATTGGCTAAATATTAATATACAGATACTAAGTTCAATATGGCTTATATGCGACCTCATTTAGCCCGACGATGACGACAGTTCATGAGCGACTTTTGATCTTATTCCTAAAATCGAACGTGATTATTTTGCCAATAGTTTGCCTTCTTTGGGACGATGCTATCTTCTTTTTGTAGTTGCTAAGCATCTCAATAACGGTATCAATATGATTCTCTCTGATAGATCCGATAGTCGTGGTTACGGTTCCGGCATAACTGCCATCTGGTTTGAGAATCATTGCTTCGCCTTCTAAGTGGATGTAACCTGTTTTATCATTAATAACGTGACATTGAGATGGTATGATCTTTTCTATGTATTTTATCATGGTTTACCTCCTTTCTCATTGAATGTAATATTGATTATGCCACCATTGGTATGGATTACAATGCCCCTGTGTGATTTGTTCACTCGGAGTTGTTCATTACCTTCTGCTACTTCTAGGCAGATGTTGGAGAGAGCTTTCTGAAGCTTTTCTACGGATATGTAGCGTCCGCTGGCGCTTTGGTTTTTCTTTTTCATTTTGGAAGACAATTTAAAATGAAACAATATGCTAATTAATTAAAAGAGAGGGAATAAAAAAAGTTCCGCTCCCCGTTGTCTTCCA